ACGATGCTGGATTTACGTTAGGTGATAGCAATGATTTAGAAGTTAAAATTGATACAGATGGTACAAGTCCAATTATTTGGAATAAAAATACAACAGCCGGTGATAAACTATACTTAGGTGCAACTAGACCATCAGGAACAGCAACAAAAATTTTAGCAGTCCAAAATACTGATGCTTCTAATACAGGGTTATTCCCAGTTACTAATGATTTATACAACATTGGTAGTACAACTAAAAAGTTTGCTCAAATTCATGCTACAGCATTTAAAGGTACTGCTGATGCAGCAAATGGTTTAGTTATTTCTGGTATAACATATGCAGCTAGTATTGCAGTACCAGGAACTTCTGATAAAACATCTATTGTTTCGAGAGACAGCACAGGTGATATTACAGCAGTTGAATTTAATGGTACAGCTACAAAAGCTCGTTATGCAGACCTAGCTGAAAAGTATACTACAGGTGATACTGATTTAGAACCAGGAACAGCAGTAGCAGTTGGTGATGATGATTGCTGTGAAGTTGTTCCAGCAAAAAGCAGTTCGATGTGTATTGGTGTTGTAAGCACTGATCCAGCATTTATGATGAACAGCGAAGCAGAAGGACAATACATTGCACTTAAAGGTCGTGTACCAGTACGTGTAAAAGGACCTGTTAAAAAAGGTCAAGCCGTTTATGCATGGGAAGAGGGCGTATGCACAACTACAGCAACCACAGGACTAGTAGGAGTGGCGCTTGAATCAAATGATAGCAATGATGAAAAACTAGTAGAGTGTGTGCTTAAATGATAAGTAAATAAAAGGATAGTTTTATGGTTAACCAAATCATTTCAGCAGCAAGGTACAATCAGTTACAAGGAAAAATAGCAGCATTATTAGGTACAGGAGCAGGTGACAAAGGATACAATAACGTTGTGTCTAGTAGTTCTGTTCCTATTGGAGAAACGGTACAAGCATCACATATGAATGCATTGTATACAGATTTTCAAAAAGTTTATTTTCATCAAAACGCTCCTGATCTTGCCACAACAATTACACAAGTAACTACAACAGCAGAAATTACAGAAGCATTACATGCAGCATACGAATTACTGATTACCGATCTTGAAACAAATAGATTTGTTGCTGACCCAGATGCCATGTTACAAACTAATGCCGGCATAAACAGCACTCGCACAAATAATTGGGGTGGTACAGCATTACCACAAAGTATATATCATCGTTTTAGCGCAGGGTTTACATCTCCAAATGCACGTAGAGGATTTTTTAATGCAGGCGGATTGATACAATTTAATGCAACTTTTGCAAGAGATGTTTCGAATACAGATCCTGTTATTGTTTTGAAAAACCAAAACTGGGAAACAATTCTTACAAACATGCAAAGAATTGATTTTGGCAGAACAGAAACAACTAATACTAATCCAGGAAGTGGTACCGGTTCTGCAATTGGTAATGAAGACTTGACAACAAGTTATCAAGTTGTATTCACAAAACAGGGTACGGCTGATTATACAGAAAATGAATATATCATTAGAGCAAAAGCGCCTAATGATTCTACAATTGATTTTGAGATTGAATTTAGTGACGCTGATGTAGGAACAGGCGGCGGCGACGAATACGTAGATGGAGAACTAGTAAGTGAAGTTCTACATTATAGACCATATGATGCAGACGGATTATATGTAAATAACCCTGCTCCTAACTTCCAAAAAACTCAAGATTTATAAAGGCTTGACAAATGGAAAACTATATATTATAGTAGATTAAAAGGGAGTATTTTATGCCACTAATAGCTGCTAGTGAATACAATAATGTTAGACAATCAATTGCTCAAAGAGTAGGCAATTTTGGTGTATGGGCCGATCATAGTATTGCAACAAGTACCACATCTAGTGGTTATGGAAGAAATTTTACAAGTGGACTAGTTGTTGGTGGTAACACCCCTGGTGTAAGTGATACCGTAACTGAACAACAATACTTTGATTTATGGAAAGATTTACAAGCAGCTCATGTACATATTTTTGGAAGTGTAAACGCTACTATTGATCCAACAGCATTTGAACAAGGCGTAGATCCTGTTGATATTCAAGAAATAACAGATTTTAACACTATTGGTACTGCTATTTTAGGATTTAATCATGCTACTACTGATTTTAGTTCAACAAGTTTTACAACAGCAGGCTTATTAACAACAGGCGCCGCAAGTACATCTTCTACTAGAAGCACCAGTTGGGGAGGTGCAAGTGATGCAGTTAAAATTATTCGACATGAAGTTTCTGTAAACTTTTCTAGTCACAATGCTCTTTTGTATTTTCTTGCAGCAGGCGGAGAAATTAGATTTGACGCAAGTGCAACAGGTGGTACTACTGGTACAGCTGGTACAAAAGATTATAACTGGGCACAAATGTATACAGACATGGGCACAATTAGATTTGGTAGAATAGCAAATACAACATGGAGAAGTGAATCAGTTGGCGGCACTGGAACCGGATTTAGCGGTGCTAATATAGCAGATGCAAAAGCCAGTAAAACTTTGATATTTGAAAAACAAGGCGGCGGTTCTATCTATAACGACAACTATACAAGAATTTATGCATGGACAAATGGTGCATTTAGTAGCACTACACAATTAAATTTTGAAATAGAATTTGATGACGGAGATACAGGTACATCAGGCATTGATCCAATCGACGAATCAGTAACAGCATCAATTACAAGCAATTTATATACATACACACCTGATAGTGATTTTAGTTACAATAGCATAACATATGATGCTATTACTCAATCACCACCTACAGGCACCGTTGTAAGTAATTTATAAGTTGACAACAACATAAAAATTAGTTATAATTTAACCATAGTAGGAGGATTCTATGGACGAACGTCTCGAAAAAGCACTCGATATCAGTAACTATATGGTTACATTAAACAATCAAAAAAGATTACTAAATGAAAAGTATAAAGAAAATTTAGTATATTACTACAATGGCGGACAATTTTCTATCACACATGATTTGATTAGTTTTTGCCAAAGTTTAACAGCAATGAATGTTGATACCACTATTTTAGTAGATGACAACGATATTCCTATTGTTGTTGAAGATTTAGAAAAATTTAATACTGAAGTATATTCAAAATACTTTGAAGCATCAAATGAATACTTGTTTGGATATAACGAACTAAAAAATAATAGATCAGTAGAAAGTATTATGAATCTATGACAAAAGGTGTACTATTATTTGCAAGTAATAACCAGTCTATGAACTATGTTAAACAAGCAAATTTTCTTGCCAAACGAATAAAAAAATATATGGATTTACCAGTAACTTTAGTTACAGATGTAAAAGTAAAAGAAAAATATCCCGAATATGTAGAAAATTTTGATAACATTGTTTTTGCAATGCTAAAGCAAAACAGCTCTAGTCGTAGACATTATGACGGAGACTTACATAATCAAGTTTTACCATTTCATAATAAACACCGAGCATCTGCATATGATTTAACTCCATATGATCAAACAATTATTATGGATACTGACTACATTATATCAAACGATATTTTGAATAATTGTTTTACACAACACAAAGATCTAATGTTGTATAAAGATGCAACACATTTAGGTATTCATGATAAAACTCCAGAGTTTCAACACATCAGTGACACAAGTGTAGATTTTTATTGGGCAACGGTTTGCTTTTTTAGAAAAACCAAAGAAACAAAAATATTTTTTGATCTAGTTAAACACATAGAAGAAAATTACTGGCACTATAGAAATGTATATCAGTTTACTAGTAGTGTGTTTAGAAATGATTTTGCATTTAGTATTGCAGCACATATTATGAACGGATATCAAGCAGGCAATTTTGTAGGAAAGTTACCAGGCAAAAAATATTATACAATTGGTAAAGATGTTGCACTTGATATTAAAGATGACGAAATTAAAGTATTAGTTCAAAAAACAAATCGGTTTGGCGAGTACACAGGAGTGCGGATGAAAGGATCAAACGTGCATATTATGAACAAATTTAGTTTGGAGAGAATCATTGACAACGAATAACTTTACAATGTTGGCACAAAATTCTACAACAGATTATGTTCAACAAGCATGTCTTGCTGCTATGAGTATTAAAACTACAAATAGTAACGCAAGTATCTGTCTTATTACAAATGATCAAGTACCAAACAAATACAAAGATCTTTTTGATCACGTAGTTGAAATACCTTGGGGAGATCATGCTGCGGATGAAGATTGGAAAATCAGCAATAGATGGAAAATATATCATGCTATTCCTTATACTGAAACTATAGTAATGGATACTGATATGCTTGTATTAGAAGATATGAGCGATTGGTTTGATTTTTTAAACAATTATGATTTATTTTTTACTAGTAATGTTTATACATACAGAGGAGATAAAGTAACAAGTAATTATTACAGACGTAGTTGGGATACATATAATTTGCCTAATTTGTATTGTGGATTACATTACTTTAAAAAGTCAGACTTAGCACATGAGTTTTATACATGGTTAGAAATGATTAATAATAATTGGATGACATTTTATAAATCAGTAGCAAATGGTAAAAAAATACAAAGATGGTGCAGTATGGATTTGAATGCATCTATTGCTGCAAAAATTATGGATGTAGAAAATATTATTACCAACAGCAAAACACAATATCCTAGCTTTACACACATGAAACCTAAAGTGCAAAATTGGAACAAGAATTTTTCAGACAACTGGCAATCTCGTGTAGGTGTGTATTTAGATGAAAATTGTAAATTAACAATTGGTAACTATCGTCAAAGTGGTGTGTTTCATTATACTGAAGATGATTTTGTAACAGACGATATTATAAAAAAGTACGAAAAACTATTAGGAATCTAACATGGACTTAAAAGTTAAAAAAACTAGAATGATATCTTTTGATAACGATGGCAATATTTTATCAATTGGTAAAAAAATTGTGCAAGATTCAAATACTATAGAAGTAAACATTGATGACGTAAAAGATTTACTTTCAGGAAAATATTCATTTGCAAGTCATAAAGTACAATATGATTTTTTAGAAAAAAAGTTTGTGTTAAAAAATCAAACACAATTACAAGAAGAAAGTCATGTTAATTCTTTTTTGTTTGAAATTGAAACAAATGTCGAAAATCCTCAAATAAAAATTATTCAAGATAAATCAAATTATCAATGGGTATTAGAGATTGATAAAGAATTTGAAACACAAATGCTTGAAAAAAATATACCTGTTGATACAAGTAAACACTTTTATAGTATAACAAAAAAAGGTGATCCTAATATTCTATATAGAATGATACAATTTGAAACAAAAACTATTCCGTTTGCATACGATTTTGAACTTGACGATAACCCATTTTCAATCTATACTACTAAAAAGTTTCATTCTTATGGATATGAGGTAGTTGATGGATAATGTTTTTAGAGTTGTTGATTATGATATCATTTATTTAAGTTATGATGAACCTAATGCAGAAGAAAATTATTCTGATTTATGTAGAAAAGTTCCGTGGGCAAAACGTGTTCACGGTGTAAAAGGTAGTGATGCTGCACATAAAGCATGTGCAGAATTAAGCGAAACTGATAGATTTATAACCGTCGATGGTGACAATAAAATTAATGATGAGTTTTTACAACAAGTTATTAATTTTGATGTTAATGCTGATTTAAGTAACAAAGTTATTAGTTGGAAAGCAAAAAACAAAATTAATGGATTAATGTATGGAAACGGCGGACTTAAATGTTGGCCTAAAATGCATGTTTTAAATATGCGTACACACGAAAATGCAGATCCTGATAATCCACATGCACAAGTTGACTTTTGTTGGGATACAGAATATGTACAAATGGAAGGTGCATTTAGCACAATTTATAATAACGCTACACCCCAACAAGCGTGGCGGGCAGGTTTCCGCGAAGGTGTAAAAATGGCATTGGACAGAGGTATACGTCCAACACTAGAAAATTTTAGATTAAATCATTGGAAAAATTTACATCGTCTGTATGTGTGGTTAATGGTTGGTGCTGATGTAGAAAACGGCGATTGGGCTATCTACGGCGCACGTGAAGGATTGTACAAAACAATGTGTACTGATTGGGATTTTGTTAATGTACGTGACTTTGAATGGTTAAATGAATATTGGAATAGCAAAGATCTCAACGAAGACGAAATGGAAGATAATACATTATCGCTTGGTTATAGTTTGATTGAAGAACTTGATTTGCCAATTGCAGCTGAGCCATTAAATGGTAATCAAAGTCGTTTCTTCAAAACGGTATATATTAATCCAGATAGATCAAAAGGTCAAAACTTTTTAGATAGAGAGCAATAATGGAGCGTAGCGAAAGCGAAGAAATTAAACGCATCGATGGTATAACACAAGAAATATCACCAACGTTTTGTTTTGCAAAATGGTATCATGCCAACATATATTTTCAAACAGGTGAAACACATAGTTGTTATCATCCTGCTCCCCATAAAATTGACACAGCACCATTATTAGAAAATCCAAGTGCAATACACAACACAGCACAAAAGAAACAAGAACGTGCTGCTATGATGCGTGGCGAACAGCCTAGTGGTTGCAACTATTGCTGGAAAATTGAAGCACTTGGCAAAGATTATGTTAGTGATAGGAAACAGCGTAACCAAACTATTTTCTTCAAACATAGATTAGCAGCAGTAAAAGAAGGCGGTGCAGAGTTTGACGTAAATCCAGAATACTTAGAAGTATCATTTGGCAACGAGTGTAACTTCCGTTGCGGTTATTGTCATCCTAAAGCCAGCAGCAGATACTATCAAGAAATTAAACAACATGGCCCGTACACAAATGTAAAAAATCACAGATGTGATATTGATTGGTTTCAAATATTTGAAGAAGAAAACAATCCTTATTTAGATGCATTTTGGCGATGGTGGCCCGAGCTTAGTAAAGAACTGCACATACTGCGTATTACTGGTGGAGAACCTACTATACAACAAAGCACATACCGGTTGTTTGATATGCTTGATGCTGATCCTAAGCCTGACTTAGAGCTTAATTGCAACAGCAATTTAGGTGGAAAACCAAAGCAGTTAGAAAAGTTTACAAACCGTGTAAATGATTTGTTAACAAACAACAAGATTAGACGCTTTAAAATGTTTACTAGTATTGACACTTGGGGCAAACGTGCAGAATACATACGAGACGGATTAGACATTGAAGTGTTTGAACGTAACTTGGATTATTTTATGCGTAATTGTCAAGCACCAATGGTACTAATGATTACGTTCAACATTTTCAGTGTAACAACATTTCGCACACTACTAGAAAAAATATTAGAATGGCGTAAAAAATATAATGATGTAGAAACACACAGATGGCAGCGGTTAGGTTTTGATACACCACATCTTAAAGAGCCGTTACAATATGATATTAACATTTTGCCTAATAACTACATGAGTTATATGCGTGATCATTTGCAATTTATAAAAGAAAATGTAGATGATAATCGTAAAGATGCATTTAGTACAATTGAGTATGAAAAGTTTAGACGTGTTGTTGACTATATGGAAACAACTGAATATCCATTAGATAAAATTATTCAAGGACGTAAAGACTTTCACAACTTTTTTGCAGAACAAGGTCGTAGACGTGGAGTCAATCACGAAGAAGTGTTTCCAGAAATGTCAGACTTTTTTGAACTCTGCAAGAAATACGTTTAGTGCAAGTTCTGTTTCAGGCCACATATTTTCTTTTAGTTTTTTAATATAAAAATCTACATCTACACGCCAAAATGTTTGGAAAGTGCCTTTGTATTCTAGTTCAATAGGGTCTTTTAAATATCCTTGATTGTGCATTATTTTAGCCCAAATGCGATGTACTTTGTTTTGGCTTCCAACTTCGTTTGTGTTTGTGCTAATATACATAGGTTTTTCTAATCCTACGTAATGCATACAAACTGGAGTCAGCATTTGACTAGTCCAATGATTCATTGGCGAGTGTCGATAGTTATGCACAGCATGAGCACGATTGCCATCGATTAAATCATTTAATACGCAGGTCCTTGCACTAATACGATGTGCGTTTTTTCCTAATATACCCAATTGTCGTAGACTATGACTTATACTTGTTCCAACTACTTTATCTTTGTAATACATTAAAAATAGTGTAGCATCTTCGTGTTTGTCAATGTAGTCAATAAGTACCGTTTTATTATGATTATTGTAAAAACCTTTTGCTTCTGCGCCAGCATAAAACTCTGTCAAATCCTGTGTGCCGTTGTATATTTCTAGTCTATACAAAAGTTTGTGTCCTTATAATCTTTTTCAAGTTATCGTCAATTTTTATTTCATTTACTGCTCGCAATCTAAAGCGAGGAATATATCTAAATTCTTCTACAAATTCCGCCATATATTTTATATGTCCGGTGTAATGGACCACGCATTGATTTCCTACTTGCCGACATAATGCAAGTTCTGCGCCTGCTGCTACTGCTGCTTTTTCTATTTGTTCTGGATACACTCTAATTGTATCTTGCTTAAACATATTTGGCATTCGTCCGTTAAGTGTAAAACGATTTCTATCACCTTGTACACAATCACCACTTACCCATATATTAGGTTGACTACTCCATTTACAGCATATTTGATTATTTACAATATCTAGTTCTGCACCTGGTGCAATACTTTCTGCTGTATAAGTATTTTCTTCTTCGCTGTATAAAACAATAGGAGGTACTTCTGTGCTACCATACACATTGTAAACTTTATTTGGGCCATGTTCACGTAATTCGTCTAGCATTCCTATTGGTGTAAAATCACTTCCTGTAATAAGTGTGTTTACACTGCTGTAATCTAATGTCTGCCATTTTTTGTGTTTGTATAAAGTTTTCCAAACATTAGGTAACAACAGCGTATGTGTAGGACGGATATCATGTATACGATTTACATAATCAATTCCTTTAAAAGTTTCAATGTAAAGTTCACAATTTAATTTAAGAGCGAGATATACACTTAATACACTGAATGCAATACCACGAGGTGAATAGTAACTAAGTATTTTACTATTTTTTTCTAAATTTAAAATTTTTATATTTGCATTTACTGCTTGCTCAATAGTTTCTTTACTATGACCGATATGTTGTGGAAATCCTGTAGTGCCACTTGTACTTAGATTTAAAAATTTATCGCCTCTATAGCCATAACTATATCCACTTTGCCAGTACCAGTTGTGTAGTAGTTTTAATACATTCTGTTCCCAGTCAGGCTTATCACTAAAACAATCTACAGGATTGCTCAGTGTATAATCGCTAATCCATTGTTCAGAGATTTGTTCACCATCTATGTAAATTTTCATGCTTTATTATAACACAATTTTAGTGTAAGTCAACCCACGCAGAACCTGTGTATCCTTGGAATTTATTATTACTTGTATTGAAAATAATCATTCCTGCTTCAGCAGTCATACTATCTCTTGCTGCAAAATTTGTACCACGGGCTTTAAAAACAGGAACTTCTAAAACACCTGCACTATTAAATTCTAAATTCATGCTTTGATTTGCTATAGGAGTTGCAGATCCTGTTCCTAGTGCAACACTAAACCCTGTTTTTACACTACTATCAGTTGAAGTAGGAGCAGTGTTTCTGTCAACAAAGAATCCAAAATGTCCTGCATCAACAAATCCTGCACCATTATAACCAAGAGCTGCAACCATAAGCATTGGATCTGATGTTTGTAATGCTGTTTTTGCTTCTGGTGTTCCTCTAAAAGCGTTGACTAATTCAGTTGCATCTCCGTCAGATATATTGAAGTTTTTAACAATACTTTCTGCATTAAACTCAATATCACTTGTGTAATCCATACCAAGTTGTAGTACACCGTTATTAGCATATATCGAAGTTGTGCTACCAACCCATGTCATAATGTCAGTTGTTCCATCCATTAGCCTGCCTTGTACAGCACCAAAGTAATTACTTTTTACAATGTCTGCTTCTAGACCGTAGTCTTCTGTTGGTGTTAAAGTTAGCTGTGGAGTGCCATCATATGCAACTATATCGGCTTTTAAATATGCATCTGTGCGTGTAGCACCAATTCCTAAAATAGGTCCCTTTCCAGCATTATCAATATGAGAAATACCGCCTCTCATTTCCCATTGTCTATGAGCTGCATGTTCGTTGTAAGCAATCAGTACGGTTGGATCTGTTTCATCTCTTTGTACAGCCATAATTTGTCCGTACAAATCTCCGGTAACGTTACCAGTAACATCACCCGTAACATTACCGTCTACATTACCAAAGTGATGTCCGGTTGTATTTCCAGTAACTTCTCCAGTAACATCGCCAACAACATTACCAATTAAGTTACCTCTAATTGTACCTGTTGTGTTAAGAGTTCCGTAAAACGTACCAGTAATACTATCAGCTACAATTGTTGTTGCATCTATTGATTTTGTAGTATGGTTAATCATGACAACACCTTCGCTGTCATACATATTACCTTGCATGTTGCCTACCAGTAGTGCTTGTTCGCTGTTTAAAACAATATTACCATTTGTGTTACGTACATCACCTTTAATATCAGTAGTAAATAAACGTAGATCGTTATTAAAGATAGTGTTACCGGAAATATCTTCAATATCTCCTACTAATGGACCATATATTTTTCCGTTTGTTGTGTCAACTTGTAAAACACCGTCACGTGTTACAACATTGCCTTTAACTTGGCTTGTCCAGCTGTCAACGATAACTTGTTCATCAGCGCCTACAACATCAATTCTATATGCGTCACCTGGTATAATTGTCATGGTAATCCTCCGTACAAACTATTTATCAATTCTAAACTTGACAAGCTAGTTATATTATCATATAATTATAGTATGTATGATATATTTTTTATAGGTCAAAAACATTGGAGTGGCTACAAAGCCTTAAAAGAAAGATTTCCTATGGCTCGCTGTGTAGAAACGGTGCCAGAAGCAAAACAAAAAGCACTTACAAAACATTTATGGATTGTGTATAATGACGTTGATTTGGTTGATGATTGGAAATTTGATTACAAAGTAGATGAGTATAGTAAAGAATACACACATGTATTTTTGAATGAAAGATTATATTATAAAGAAGAATATTATGATGGCGTGTGTTTAATGCCGAAAGATAGTCATCACGGGCCAGGCGAATTACAAGCAAGATATTACATTAATAAAAAGTTTGTTCCTGTTGTTGCAAGCAGGCCAAAAATTGATCAGTATGATGTTGTGTTTATTAGCTATAAAGAACCTAATGCAGATGAAAATTTTGAAAAACTTCTCGAAAAAGCACCTCATGCAAAACGTGTACATGGAGTAAAAGGTATTCACCAAGCGCATATTGAAGCAGCAAAATTGTGTCAATCTAAGATGTTTTTTGTTGTCGACGGCGATGCCCAACTTACAGACTATTTTAAATTTGACACCTTTGTTCCTGAAACACATAATAAAGATGCAGTTCACGTATGGAGATCACAAAATCCAGTAAATGGATTAGTTTATGGTTACGGCGGTGTTAAGTTGTTGCCAAGGCAACAAACGCTTGATATGGATGTAAACAAGCCTGATATGACAACAAGCATTAGTAATAAATTTGTTGCTGTGCAAAAAATTTCAAACATTACTGCATTTAACACTAGTCCATTTGAAACATGGAAAGGTGCATTTAGAGAATGTGCTAAATTAAGTAGTAAAGTAATTGATAGGCAAAAGGATCAAGAAACAAATCGTAGATTAAGAACTTGGTGCACATACACAGAAGATGATGCAGAATTTGCAGAGTATGCAATTATTGGTGCTAAAGCAGGTGCAGCATATGGTGCTAGAAATCAAGGTAAACCAGACGAGCTTAAAAAGATAAATGATTTTGATTGGTTGAAAGAAAAATTTGATGCTGGAAATTTTTGAAATATTAGATAGATTTGAATTAATTCATGCTGACGATTCTCGCTTTAGTAAATTACGTAGATTATACATAGATAAAGATTACACTAGTTTATTTGAGTTAGTTGAAAAGGATGAGTTACGGCGTGCTATTTTAGAAGAAAATTGGCATAGTATATTTAGGCTTGTAACTAACAAAAGAATTATTGGCGATATTGAAGATTTAAGGAAAGCAATTCTTGAGCAAAATATTCATAGTTTGTTTAGATTACTAGCAGGAAACGATAGTTTAAAACTTGCTATTATAGAAAAAGATGAAAATTCAATTTTTAAATGTGCTGGTAATGATGATATACGTAAACTTGTTTTAGACGATAATCTTTTTAGTTTGTTTAGATTACTTGCAGAATATTCAGATTCAACTCTTGTAAATGCACTAAAAAATTTAATTACAAACGATATAGAGTTTGATAAAGATTGTTTAAGTAGAGGTCAATTACAAAGTAAACTCTGGCTTATAGATGAACTTAAAAAATTAAATTTAGATTTAGGAATAGTTTTTTTATGTGCAGGCTGGTATGGTATTTTAGCAACTATGATGTTAGATGCAAAATTAAAAATTGATAAAATTACAACATTTGATGTAGATGAGTCTTGCGAAAAAATTGCAAACATTATTAACAAGCCTTATATTTTAAACAATTGGACATATAAACATTGCATACAAGATATACATGATATTAGATTTGATGGACATATTTACGATGTAAATAAATTTGACGGAACCCAAGAAACAATCTGGGAAACACCTAACACCGTTATAAACACAAGCACCGAGCACATTGAAAATTATCATGTATGGTATCATAAAATTCCAGAAGGAACAATTTGTATTTTGCAAGGTAATAATTATTTTGAAATACCAGAGCATGTTAATTGCTGCAACACACTAGAAGAGTTTAGCAAGTATTCGCCTATGGCACAAACTTTATATGAAGGCGAATTAAATTTAGGAAAATATACAAGGTTTATGAAAATTGGAATTAGATGATCTAAGTGTAAGACAATTACAAACGGAAAGTGCAAGAGCATTGAGTACAATGCAAGCAACAAACAATAACATATGGCAGTTTAATAAAAAAGCTCACCATAATAGTCAAAATTGGTATAAAGCTGTTATTGAATGGTATGTAGAACAATACGGAGATTTGCCAAGCAAAGTAGGCCCTGGTAAAGATGTTAAATTGGTAATGGAGAATTAAAATGAGTGATCTAAGTATCCTAATAGAAAATAAAAAGCGTTTATTAAACAATGCTGTATCTTATATGAAACAACATCATCCTGAGCGAACGCAAGAACCAGAAAAATGTTTTAGAGATTTAGGATACATTATTGATGCATTTATTCATGATGTTGAAAACAACACTAATACTAATACAATATACATTGGTAACAAATTTTGGGTAAGAGGCAAAAGACAAATTGTTAGTACCGAAGTTGAATTTGCAGTATACGATTGGATAGTAGATTTTATACAAAATCAACTAATGTGCTCAGAAGATTTTTCTAATCAAATTAGTGATTTGAAAAATACTTTAAAAACTATTATTGAAAGAGGACCGATTGAACAGCCTAATACATGGCATCGTGCAGCACAACAAAGAGTTAACACTTATAATTGGACAGACGCAGTTCCGCCAATTGATATGATAAAAGATATTATTAGTGATGTGCATAATTTTTCACCTAGCAAGCAGCGTGTCACACGTTATAGTATTGAGATATACAGAAACGACAATGAAGAAAAACGTAACAAAATTTATAGAGCCGGCGCTGCAAGTAAAAGTGAAACGGCTAGACACAACCCTCAAATGCTTGCTCCATACTTATTATTCTTTAAACCTAGAGTAATTAGTGATGATTATAGCATGACGGATTTTTATATGGATGTAGGAATTGCAACTGCTACTATAATTTATAGTGCAGCAGATAAAGGTTTATATACTGGATTATGTCGGTGTGTAAATTATCCTGATCTAATAAAGGAAGCAATTGGCTTTTTTCCAGAAATGACAATCGGTATAGGTTACAAAGATCCAGCAGAAGAATATTTCTGTCCGTATTATCAAAAAATGGTTCCAATTCCAAGAAGTGATCACGACACAAAACCAGATTTGGATGCATATGTAAGTTATGTCTGACACATTCTGTGTCTTACCTTGGATAGGTGCCAGTAGTATTACAGGTACTGGCGCTTATCGACCTTGTTGCGTATACAATCCTAGTAACGATGCTCACTGGTCTGATACAATAGAAAACAACAATAGTAAATTTGATGATTTACGAAAAGATTTGTTAAATGGAGTTCGTAGAAAAGAATGCACTACATGCTGGAACCATGAAGATTTAGGAAAATTTAGCAGACGTCAAAGTGTCAATTACAAATTTCAAGATTACATTGAAGAAATAAAAACTAATACTACAAAAACTGGTTCAACAAAAATTACTCCATTTTACTTTGATATGAAAATGAGTAGTTTGTGTAATTTAGGCTGCCGTATGTGTGCACCTGGAATAAGCAGTGTTTTAGAAGCAGAAGTTAAAAATAATCCTAATGAAAATTGGCTTAGAGAAGAATATAGATTTCCTGCAAATGTTGGCACATGGGAACAAAATGCTTTTGATCAAATTCAAAAGCAAAATGTAAAAGAATTAAAATTTACAGGCGGCGAACCTTTTGCAAATCCTAAAATTTTTGAATTTTTAGAATCATTAAAAAATAAAAAAGAAATAAGTTTAAAATTTATTACCAACGGCTTGTTATTAAAACAAAAGCATTTTAAGTTGTTAAACAAGTTTAAAGATTTACACATTAGTATAAGTTGCGACGGAATTGAAGATGTTTACGATTATATCAGATGGCCAGGTAAATGGAAAAACTTTGAAAAAGCATATAATACTATAAAAGATAATAGTAACATGAATGTTGTTTGTGTTGTTAGTGCATATAATATTTTTAAGTTAAATAACATAATTGATTATTTTGCCGATACAGAGTTTCATATGACACCTTTAATTACACCTAATTACATGTATCCTTTTGTGCAAGGTAAAAATTACAACTTAGATCCAAATAAGCACAAAGATATGCCTAGTGTTATTGCTACAAAAAAACCGTTTGACCAACATTTGTATGATATGTTTGTTGAGCAAACAAAAATAAGAGATAAATTAAGAAAACAAAATTTCTGGAATGTACAAAATTAACGAAATCCAAACATTACATTTAGAAGTTACTGAACGTTGTCAAGCAGCCTGTCCTCAGTGTGGAAGGACAGGTATAAATATCATGCAAGCAGAATTAAATTTAGAAGACTGCAAAAAATTATTTTCTCAAAGTTTTATTAAACAATTAGAAGTTATGTACATGTGTGGCAATTTTGGAGATCCTATTATTGCTCATGATACGTTGGAAATATTTGAATATTTTAAAAGTATAAATCCTAATATACATTTACGCATGGTAACCAACGGCGGTGCAAGAGATACAGCATGGTGGGAGAAAATAGCAAAAGTTGTTGATGTAGTTACATTCAGTATAGATGGACTTAATGATACAAATCATTTGTATAGAAAAAATGTAGTTTGGAACAAAGTTATTGAAAATGCACGAACTTATATTACCAATGGTGGATATGCAAGATGGGATTATTTAATATTTGATCATAACAAGCATCAAGTCAAGGACGCCGAAGCATTGGCAGACATGTTAGGATTTAAAGAGTTTGTAACCAAAGAAACAACTAGGGGTAAATCTTTACCAAAAGTTCCTAAAGGTGTAGAATGTAAAGTACAAAAAGAACGCAGTATATATGTTAGCGCCGAAGGCAAAGTTATGCCTTGTTGTTGGATAGGCAGTACAAGATATAAAAAAGAATGGCAAGATTGGGATAAGAATTTTGATGCAAAAAGGTTCTCAGATATAATAGATAATCCGTTAGAAGTTTGTAAAAGAAAATGTAGCATATATTACAAACCATATGAATCTCAATTTATAGACAGGAAGTATAATGAAGCATAATGATATTCCTAGTTTTAAAGATCCGTCAATTGACTTTAATCTTTCTAACGCAATTAAAAAATATAATCCAAAAAAAATACTTGAAGTAGGAGTTGGATTAGGTAGTAGCACTTGGAATATACTTGATAGTGTATCCAACACTATAGTTTATGCTTTAGATAAATTTGAATTTAATACAGAACCATATAGAATAGAAAAAATTAAAGAACATAAATTTTATTATGAAAAAGCAAAACAAGATAAACAAATTGTTAATGATGCATATGAACATTACAATATATTTTGCTGGTTGATTGATCAACATCAAAACCCTTGTTTTGTAATTAAACAAGATATATGGGATTTTATAGAAAATGAAAAAAACACTTTTGATTTTGTATTTTTAGATAATCAAAAACATCTGCCAGTTTTGTTAAAACAACTAGAATTTTTTGCAGATAGTGTTATTTGTGGAACTGGCTATACTAATGAACATAATAAAAAAGATGTTGACTTATTTTCTGTTGATAAAAAATTATTTGTTGATAATGATTTTTGGATTATTGACAAAAACTAAAAAGGTGTTATAATAAAACAATGTACAAGTATGAAGATATAAAAGTAGTTCATTTAGAAGTTACACAGCGTTGTCAAGCAGCATGTCCTATGTGCGATCGTAATATGAACGGTGGTGCTGATAATCCACACATTACAAATGCTGAACTAAGTTTAGAAGATTGCAAACGTATCTTCAAACCAAAATTTATTGCACAACTTAACACAATGTTCATGTGTGGTAACTTAGGTGATCCTATTGTAGCACGAGATACTTTAGAAATATTCCGTTACTTTAGAGAACATAATGCAGACATTTGGCTCTCGATGAACACAAACGCAGGAGCAAAAGATGAAACATGGTGGCGTGAACTTGCCCAAGTCTTTGGTAGAATGGGTGCTGTTATTTTTAGTGTGGACGGTCTTAGTGACACTAATCATTTATACAGGCAGAATGTTGTCTGGAACAATGTAGAACGCAATATGCGGGCGTTTATTGATGCAGGCGGCAGAGCACGTTGGGATTTTCTTATTTTTCAACATAACGAACATCAAGTAGAAGAAGCAGAAGCATTAGCAAATGCGTGGGGTTGTGAACGATTTATTAAAAAGAAAAGCGGAAGATTTGTTACTAGCAATATTGTACCAAAAGAATCTCATCAAGCAGTTGATAGAAAAGGCAATGAAACTGCTAAACTTGAAAAACCTAAAGACGAAAAAAATAACAATTTAGCATTGTTAAAACAAAAAGAAATTGAGAAATCATACGGAAGCATGAAAGAATACTTTGATAAGTGCAGTATCAAATGTAAAGTAGCAGAAGAAGGTAGTGTGTTTATCACTGCTGAAGGACTATTAATGCCATGCTGCTGGACTGCTGGACGTATGTATAAATGGTGGCATCCTGATCCTAGAGTTGAACAAATTTGGGATCATATTGACAATGCTGGAGGAAAAGAAGGCATTGACATAATTGAAAATGATATTAAGGACGTTGTCAACGGAAAGTTGTTAAAAGGTATTACAGATAGTTGGAATCTTCCTAGCGTCAAAGATGGTAAACTAGGAGTTTGTGCTCAAAAGTGTGGTTCAGAATTTGATCCATTTGCGGAGCAATTTAAGTGAAATGCATATTAGCATATGAAGAAATTGATTTTTCAAGACCTTTTGCAAGTCCATGTTGCCACATAATGCCAGATGAAGAAAATTTACACATAAAAAATATTATAAATTTAAACGATTTGTTGCATAGTAAAACATACCAACGGGTAAGAAATACTATGCTTGAAAATAAAAAAGATTCTATTTGTGATGTGTGTTGGAATATTGAAAACATCAATGGCGTAAGTGATAGGCAAATTGAAAATCATATACGTAAAGATAGAGAAACTATAGAATTACGCAGTTTAAAAATTGCTCTTGATTACACATGTAATATGATGTGTAGAATTTGCACTCCTATGTTAAGCAGTAAATGGAATTCAGCACATCAATTAAAAAAAGAAATAAATCACATAGACGACTATAGTGTTGCATATCCCAAGTATGATGTTAAACAAATCATAACAAATAGCGATATTAGTAAATTAGAAAGAATAAAAATTTTAGGAGGCGAACCATTTTATAGTAAAAAACTAGAATGGTTTATAGAATACTTACAACAAAAAACTGATTACAAAAATTTACAAATTTATATAACAACAAATGGTAGTGTATTTCCTAATAAAAAATTATTAGAAAAATTACTTGCTTGTAAAAAATTACATATAGAATTTAGTATTGATGCTGTAGGCGATCTTTCTAAATTATGTAGATGGGGCGTAAATTGGAATATAATAGACACAAATTTAAAACAATGGGCTGCTACAAAAGATGTAATTAATAGTGTTCATTGTTCTGTAAGTGTGTACAACATAAACAAATTATCTGATTTAATAACCTATTGTAATGAAAACAAACTATGGTTAAATTTTAATAAAGTTAGATATCCTAAGCATTTATCAATTGATATGATTGATATTGATACAAGAAAAAATTGGATGCTTAAATCAAATGATGTAATTTCACAACAAGCAAATAAAATAATTATATTACAAGAAGAAGATAATACATCATTAAAAAATAAGTTTATAGAATTTAATAATTCTTTAGACAAATTCCAAAAAGAACAATTGAAAGATTTAAACAAAGAAATATATGAATACTTCTATCAAAAAAGTTGAACTAGAAATTACCAGTGATTGTAATGCAGCATGTCCAGGTTGTGCTAGAACACTTAACAAAGAATTGTTGCAAATAAATTCATTTACGTTGCAAGATTTGCAACGTATTTTTCCTGTTGATGATTATACAGGAGTAGAATTTAAGTTTTGCGGTGTTTTAGGAGATCCTATTGTAAATCAAGATTTTTTAGATATGGTTAAGTATCTTACCGATTTAGGTGGTTATTGTGAAGTTAGCACCAATGGCGGATACAACACAGGTAAATGGTGGAACGAATTAGGCTCAATAGCAACAAAGCACCCAGGAAAATTGCATATTCATTTTTGTATAGATGGATATGAAGAAACAAATCATATTTATAGAGTTAACACCAAGTGGAAAACTATTGAACGTAATATTAATGCCTTTGCGCAAACTGCACCTGATAAACATGCTACTTGGATTTTTATTGTATTTGATCATAACGAATATGAATTAGCAAAAGCCAAAGCACACGCTAATATTTTAGGTTTTGAATTTGCAACACGTACAGGTATGAGAAATAGTTATCATCAATGGATATCTCAACTAGGCAAAAAAAATAAAAAAGTTGAACAAAAAATTACAACTACAGGTAAAAAAGAACATAGCAAAAAAGATATTGTAAAAGATCTAGATAAATTTATTACTGAATATAAATCTAATGTTGTAGACAAGGAAAAAACACAAAACATTGTAAACAGCATTGTTTGTAAATATATACATGAGCAAGAAATTTTTATTGCAAGTGATCAGACCATGTGGCCTTGTTGTTTTTTGTGGGATAGCGCATTTAAAAATAAAGAAGATATTTTATATAAACTAAATCAATTTGAACCAAATTGGAATAGTTTGAAACATCATACTATTGAACAAATACAAAAACACAAATGGTTTGAACACCTTTTAGAAGCAAGTTGGCAACCAACACACCCGTTGCATTTTACAAGATGTATTCGTACTTGTGCTAAAAACAAAGCATATCATAACGAGATTAATTATGAACCAGTTTGACATTGACTTTGAAAAATTTATTCATCCTTACAATGTAGAAAATGGAATAGATTCTGCAAAAGTAAAAAAATCTACAAAGAAGCAATACAAATTTATGTTTGAGCAATCTAAAGTAGAATTTGTATATTATAAAACACATGAATGGTATGATCAGCACAAGTATGTAAAAGGAAAAGAATGGCTCGATCCGCCACACAAGTATTTAGGTTATACAGACATGAAATTATTTAAATGTTTTGTAGCTGACGAATGTCAACGGCGTGCAACCCAAATAATTGAATTATGCTGTGATTTGTATAAGAATTCTGTAAATGTTTATCCAGTATACATTTGGCCTAGTAGAGTTCATCCTGGTAACACACTTATGAACTCATTAATTTGGCTTAACAAGCCTTGTTGTGTAATTAGAGTAGTTCCACAATTTTTTAATGATAATGGCAAAGTTTTAAAAACAATAAAAAGTTTACAAGACATACAGGACATATATGCAGATAAAAAATTATATGCATTTTTTGTTGGAAAAGAAAAACATCATGGACTACAATGTATGGTAAAACATGGTAACTTTAATAGATGGGATCCTAACGGATATTTAAGATGGAATAGTGATGTACCAGAAGACCGCTTTAGGATCGATTTATTTTTAGAAAGGTTACAAAAACACACACAAGATTTAGATGGAGAAAAAGTTAGCATACCTTTAAACGTCAAATATCAATTTCAAAAATTTGAAATTACTATTCCTAATAGTAAAGAAGTTGAAAATAAAATAATGTTTGAAATGTTTGAATGGGGTAGTAACAATTTGTAATGTGCGGATTTTATTTTAGTAACCAGCATCCAAAATTTGATTATGATTTTAAAGATGTTTTGCAACGTGGAATAGATGATAGGGTTTTTATAGACAAAGATTATTTTGCTATTCAAAGTGTGCTACCTTGTGTAAATGATATAAATTTTGATTTATATGAAAATGATAATTTTTTATTTTTGTACACAGGTGAAATTTACAATTACAATAGAAAGTTTACCTGCGATACAGAAATGTTTTTCCATGATTTAGTAAATGGTAATTCTATATCTCATTATAACGGAATGTATGCCTATGTATTTTATAATAAAAAAACTAAAGAAATAAAGTATGGTAGAGATAAAACTGGACAAATACCTTTATTTGTATATAACAAAGACGGACATTTTGTTATATCTAATACAATTAAAAGTATAGTAAAAACTACAAATACATGTATTAATAAAAATGCTTTACATTTATGGAAACAATCTAAACATTATATTTTTAATGAAACACCGTGGCAAGATATTTATAGTGTAGAACCTTATAGTGTTGAACCATGTTATGAAGATGTGCCTGTGTATACAACGTTCCATAACATGATAATTGATTATTCTAGTAAACTTAAAAGTGCAAGTATAAACAGCGGTGGAGTTGATAGCGGTTTAGTAAGTAAATGGTTTGGTGAATTTCAAGTGGCACTCAATCATATTGGAAAAGATTTTGTTAGTAATGACTTAGATTTTGCATATAATATCACAGAAGAAGAATGGTGTAATTATACAGATGAATTTATTGAAGCAACATATTTGTTTCCATATACATGGAGTTGGATAGGGTACTATATTTTAGGTAAAAAATTACAAGGAAAAATTAACATACTTTACACAGGTGAAGGTGCGGATGAAATATTTGGCGGTTATCCTGGGTATAGTTTAAAACAAAGAACTCCTTATTCTGATTATTTTGAGATTGACAAATCTAACTTTTTAGTTAATAATAAGTTAAGTGATCAAAAGTATTTTATTCCAGCTGCATGTATGGGTGCAAATTTAGCATTAGGATGTTTTACTATTGAATCAAGAGCACCATTTCTAGATAGAAGGTTTATGAATAGCAAGCAATACTTAGCAGAAGCAGACAAGCAAACGTTAAAAGACTATTATAAATTCATGTATAAAAAAACACCAGCTCCTAAACAAGGATTTGCTGGATTTCCTGACGAATATGGTAAAACATCGAGTTGGAAAGACGCATGTTTTCAAACATTAATTAAATACGCAGATAATTAGGTAAGTACAATATGAGCAAAGTTTCCGATACATTCTGCATCCTACCATGGGTGCATCTAAGCACAAGACCAGATGGCAGCATGAGAGTATGTTGCACAGCCAATGCATCAAGTGTTGGTCCAACAAATGACAAAGAACATGGTGGACAAGTTGGCATCTTAAAAACAGATGATGGTAAACCCAACAATTTGAATGTTACTGATTTCCAGACTGCTTGGAATAGTGATTATATGAAGAATGTGCGCAAGCAAATGATGAATGGCGAAAAGCCTCCTAGTTGTTTAAAGTGTTATAAAGAAGAAGCAGCAGGACACAATTCAAAACGTATGTGGGAAACAGCATACTGGAGTCAGCGTGTTAATGTAAATGACTTAATTGCAAATACAACAGAAGATGGAGAAGTACCTCCTCAACTAGCATACATTGATTTACGTTTTGGAACAAAATGTCAACTTGCTTGTGTTATGTGTAGTCCGCATGATAGTAGTGGCTGGATTAAAGATTATAAAAAGATTTTTCCTGCTGTTCAAAATGAATCTCTTAAAGAAACTATGCAATGGCAAGATAAAGGAAGTACAAATGGCAGTAGTTACAACTGGCACAAACAAAATGATGTGTTTTGGAAGCAGTTTTACGAACAAATGCCAAATATGCAACAGATATATTTTGCAGGTGGCGAAAGTCTTATTATTGAGGAGCATTATGAAATACTTGAAGAAGCAATTCGACAAGGTATTGCAAAAGACCTTGAACTACGTTATAACTCAAATGGAGTCGAATGGAGAGAAGATTTATTTGATCTATGGAGAGAATTCAAACTTGTGCGTTTTCACTATTCGGTAGATAGTATACATGAAATGAACAGCTATATACGTTATCCAAGTGAATGGAAACGCACAGAAGAAGTGTTTCATATTTTAGATAAAGAAACAAGCAATAATGTAGAAGTTACGGTTGCTTGTGCAGTACAAGCATTAAACATCTATTATTTGCCTGATTTTATCAAATGGAAGTTAACACAAAAGTTTAACAAAATAAACATGTGGCCATTTGGCGCAGGAGGTATTAACTATCACTTTGTGTATCATCCGCCACACCTTAATGTAAAAGTGTTACCAGAATGGTTTAAAGCAGAAGTGCGTAAAAAGTATGAGGAGTTTTATCCTTGGTGGGAGGAAAACTGGGAACTTGGTGTGCCCAGTTGGCACAAAGGTAAAGTCACAAAAGAAATGTTCGATAACGCACCTTACGGCTTAAAACGTTTAGAAGGTATGTTATCATTTATGGAAAGTGAAGACTGGAGTAGACGTTTACCAGAGATGCAAGAATTTTTACAAAGATGTGATGCTCAGCGTGGTAATAGTTTTGCAGAAGTATTTCCTGAAATGAAGGACATATTTGATGGACGATAAAAATTATTTAAAGCACTTAGATAATCTTTACAAAAATAAAAAAGAAATTGCAAAATATGAACTTTTGTACAGGAGAAAATATCCTGACTTGATTTATATCAACGGATTACCTATCCATTTTGATAGCAGTTTTGATAAAATACTTATTAGTTTAAGTGGTGGTGCTGATAGTGCTATATTAGCATACATGTTGTTAGATTATATAAAAACAAATAAGATTGCTACCAAAGTACATTTTTTTAGTGCAGTAAGATTTTGGAATTCAAAGCCATGGTTAGAACGCAATGCACAAGAAGTAGCAAGTTATTTAAAAGAAAAGTTTGGAGATATAATTGAAGAACATCATTGGGGATTTGTTCCGACGGAGTTAGAAGATGTTTATGTTTCACAACTTAACAAACCTTTTTTAGAAAAAATATATCCTAAGTATTCAAAGTGTGATACTATTTGTGTTAATGAGTATGAGCATTTTTTAATGAAAAAACACAAAATAGATTTTATGTATACAGGAACTACAATGAATCCACCTTTAAACACTGAAGATCAGCCCAAGTTTAGAGACGAAGAATTAATAAAAGACAACCTTGAATGGGTATTGTCTTTAAATAATTGTAATCCGTTTGGCCTTGTAAGAAAAAGTTTTACAATGGCTCAATACAAAAATTACGATTTAGATGACTTATTAAGTCTTACAAGAAGTTGCGAAGCAGATGTTGTAAAACTAGGTAACATGTGGATTAAGAATGGCTTAATGCCGCCTGTTTGTGGAGATTGTTTCTTTTGTCAAGAGCGTCAGTGGGGTATTGACAATAGTGAAGGATTTTTATTGGAGAATTTATGAGTCTCGATTGCTATTACACATTAGGTGGTTTAAATTATAAAAATGGATTTGTAACAAGTTGTCCACAACAGCATGAAAAAATGCAAATTATGGATGAAGCCTATTTACCGTCTGAAATATTTAATAACGAGTATTTTAAAAAACACAGACTTGAAATGATGTCAGGAAAATGGAGTAAAGGCTGTGATATGTGTGAGCATGTTGAACATGTAAATGCTGGTAAAAGTATGAGACAGCAGTTAGATGCTGACACTTCTTTTTATAACAAAGAAACTGGAGAAAGTAGTTTTGAAGGTTTAAAAACCGTAGAAATACGTTTCAGTCATAGTTGTAATATGGCTTGTTTGCATTGCAGTCAAGTGTTTAGCAGTGGCTGGTTAAGTAAACTCAAAAGATATACACCTGACGAAGAAGTTGAAAAATATGATTTATTACAATTAGCCGGTAAGATGCATAGACAAGATACAAATGATGATCTGACTATGCAACTATCTTTGCCTAGAGCGTTAGAAATTGTCGATGACTTGAATGCTAATTTTCCTAATTTAGAACGTGTTGATTTTGCAGGCGGCGAAGTATTGTATCAAAAACAATTTTTTCCAACATTAGAAAGATTAGCTCAACACCCTAATGCAAAAAATATTAAAATTATTTTTCATAGTAACTTTAATGCTGATTTTGATCCTGTAAAATTAAGTGATGCTTTGAGAAAGTTTGGATATGCACATATTATGATGAGTATTGATGCAGGGCCACGTATCTATTCGTATTTTAGAGACGGTGATTGGGACGTATTAAAACGCAATATTGATAAATTTAGAGAAGTCAATCAAGGACACACAGAAATGAATGTTGTGTGTACTACAGGTACATATCAATTAATGGAAATAAAAGATGCTTTTTTAAATTTCTTGGATTTAAATTGTAATTTTATAGATGCAAGTATTATATACACACCCTTCTATCTTAATCCTGCTGTTATGATGCTAAAATTTAGAAGTAAAGTTCTAAATGACATTGAAAATACACGTAATTCAATTTTTGATTTGCAAAAGCAGAGAGAATTAGATTTAGAAAATACTAAAAAGTTAGAATCATATTATTGGGATGATGTTTTAAATATACACGTATGGCAAGATATATTAAGTGCTATTCGTGCATTAGAAGATATACGTAAGTATATTCTCAATTATTCGGCTAAACGTAGTCATTGGAAAAGTTTTTGTAAGTATATAGAAAAAACTGACGTGATATGGAAACAAGATTTTAATAATTATTTTGAAAATTATAAATTTTTAAATGGAGATATTGTAGCAAATGTTTAAAGTTAACAATAGCATGTATCAAAATGTGCCTAAAGATATTTTATTATCTGAATTTTCAAATTTAATTATTCCTTTTGATAAAAATTGGAATAAAATTGGCGTCAATCTAAGTGGTGGTGCTGATAGTGCATTGCTTACCTTTTTGTTATGCACAATTATTGATACTAACGAACTTGATACAAAAATTGATATTATTACATATCAACGTTGTTGGGAAACTAGACCTTGGCAAGGATACATAGCACATCAAGTTTACACATGGTTAGCAAATAGATTTCCTAATATTATACAAGAAAGACATTTATGTTATATTCCACCCGAATTAGAGCATGGAGTTATAGGACCAATTGTTGACGGACGTAGTGGTGATCAAATTATTGTAGGAAGTTACAATAAGTTTGCTGCATGGCAGTATAACTTAGATGCTGTATACAATGCTACTAGTAAAAATCCTGATGATTTACGTGAAGATCGTATGACAAATAGAGATAAAGATGCCGAAGACGGAAACATTACTGATTTATGGATGCAAAGTAAAAAGGCCGAAAGTATATTTGTGCATCCTTTTAGATTTGTAAAAAAAGATTGGATAGTTGCTCAATACTACATTTTTAATATTGGTGATTTATACAGACTTACAAGAAGTTGTGAAGGAGATATCAATCATCATGACAATGTTAAAGAGGCATGTAGCCATTTTAAGGATTATAAAGAAGGAATGACTATTCCTATTTGTACACAATGTTGGTGGTGCGAGGAAAGAGCATGGGCAGAAAGAAAAGTTGTAGAAACAATTAAGGAAATAAATGAGTTTTGATACAATTGACCTGTTAACAGGCAAAGTTTTTCAAGTTACATGGGATACTGGACGTAGATGCAATTATGATTGCACATATTGTCCAGCGCATAGACACGATAATTTTAGCAAACATGCAACTTTAGAAGAATTAAAAAACAATGTTGACTTTTTGTTTGAATATGTTGACTTGTATATGACGTATAGGAATTTTAAAGAAGCAAATTTTGGATTTACAGGAGGCGAACCAACGGTTAATCCTAATTTTATACCATTTGCGCAATATTTACGAGATACATACGAAAAGAAATACTCAGATAAATGGGAAGCTGGATTTGCACTGACAACAAATGGTGCTATGAGTGAAAAAATGGGTTATGCTGTAATGAACAATTTTGGTCATGCAACGGTAAGTTATCATGCAGAAAGCGATGATAAGCTCAAAGAACAAGTTAAAGATAGAATTTTACAATTTCATTATCAAGGAGATATGCTCGACTTTACTTGTAGTGTAAATGTTATGTTTCATGCTGAATATTTTGATGAATGTGTTGAACTTGTTGAGTTTTTACAGAAGCATAATGTTGATTTTGTACCAAGAGTAATAGGTGAAGAGCCAGATAGTAAACCTACATTTGCACATAAGTATAGCGAAGAACAATTAGCATGGATGAAAAACTACTGGAAACAAAAAAATGATGCAACATATGCTAATAGTGCTGCTGGTGATGTGGTAAAAAATGCAAAAAAATTGGGCAACAGCATTGGAAGACCCTGTTGTGGCAGTAGAGACATGTTGTTACACAACGGCAGTGAGTCACGCAAAAGCAACTTTGTAGACTTTAGAGAATTCAAAGGTTGGAATTGCAGTGTGAACTGGTTCTTTTTGCATTTAGAACAACAAACAGATCAAATATATCATCATCAAACATGTCAAGCACGTTTTGACGGTAAGCGTGGATCTATAGGACGTATCAGTGAAGGAAAAAAATTAATTGCTGACTTAAAAAAACAAATGGAAAGCAACTCATTGCCTACAATTGTTTGTCCTAAACAAACTTGTGGCTGCGGATTGTGTGCGCCAAAAAGTATGCAACAAGATAGATTTTTTGATGTACTAGGCAATCATATTGAGTTAGGGGTAATGAATGATTATAACAGGTAATAAAGACGTAGGAGTAGCAGGAGCACTTGCTAAACTATATCCAGACGCTGAATTTATTAGTAGAGATACAGGTTACGACTTTGGTAAAAAACTTGACATGGAACGTTGTGCTGAAGCTGTGTTACGTCATGATGTTTTTGTTAATTGTAGTGCATTATTTAGATTTACACAAACAAGTTTATTAGATATTGTTTACAAAAAATGCATTTTAGAAAAACATAATTGTCATATTATTAATATTGGTAGTACAACTGATCGTGTAAAAAAAGGCGGAGCGTGGTTGTACAATGCGGAAAAGAAAGCGTTGCGTGATTATTCAAATACATTAGGGTTAACTGGTGTTTGGGCAAGTGGTCCAAAAGTAACTTACATTAGTTTTGGTACACTTAGTAATAATCAAGAAAAGCACCCTGACAGAAAGTGTATGGATATTGATGTTGCTGCTGAATACATTAAATGGATAGTTGATCAACCTAAACATTTGAATATAAATGAACTTAGTATTGATCCTATGCAACCGGAGATTTGGTATGACGCTTCGTAAACATGGATGTGATTTGCCATTTCATCATATGGCAATACGTCCTGATGGACAAATATTTCCGTGTTGTTATTTTAGGCAAGAAGTTGTTCCTAAAGATTTAAACATTAGTCATCCAGATCCATTTAATCATCCTTACCTAAAATATATAAGACAACAAATGCGTGAAGACGCTTATGTAGATGGATGTGTAGGCTGTTACAAAGATGAAGAATTAAGTGGTAGCAGTATGCGTACACGTATGAATCAAAGTTGGGAATTTGGATTACCATTTCCTCCTGAACGTGGTAATACGGAAAAACTTACAAACATAGATTTAGCATTTAGTAACAAATGCAACAACAAATGTAGAATGTGCGGTCCTGATCTCAGCACACATTGGTATAGTGATGCTAAAAAATTAGGATATCAAATACCAAGAGGTGTTGTAGCAAAAAATAGTATTATTGAAAATTATGATTTAACCGATTTACGTTTCATAAAACTAATCGGCGGCGAGCCTTTGATGGAGCAAGAACAATTTATAAAAATACTTAAGAAATGTAATCTTCCTAAATTAGGTATTTTATTAGTTACAAATGGTAGTTTAGTTCCTAATAAAGAACTTTTAGATTTGTTACTACAATGTGAAAATGTAAGTTTACATTTAAGTATTGATGCATATGGTTCATTAAATGAATTTTTACGTAAAGATAGTGTATGGAAAAATGTAAATTCTAATCTTCTTTGGTATAAAGAAAACTTAGTAAGTAAAATTGATAAGCCATTTGGCATAGATAGTGTGTGTAGTTTTTATAATGTTAATGTGCTTGATAAATTAATTGATTATGCAGATAGTGTAGAAGCAGATTTAAAAATAGACATGCTAGACGGTCCTACTTGGATGGCTGTAAAAAATTTACCAGATAAAGTAAAACCAAAAATTTATGATATAATTACTATGCAACAACAAAAGTATGAATATAGAAATTTAAGTATATGGAAAAAGTTGTTAAATGAATTGGAACAGCCCGGTGATTTTGGCATGTTTGTGCGCAATGATGCTGAATTTAATAAGATAAGAAAAGAACATTGGCTTACACACAATACAGAACTATGGAATATGATTGAACCGTATATTGTACCGGAGATATTTTAATGATAAAAGGTGAAAAAACATTTTGCCCTATACCTTGGATATTTCAAGCTGTGCGCAGCAACGGTGATATACGTGTTTGTTGTCAAGCAAATGTAACAAAAAATAGAGGTGTTGTACGGAAAGAAGACGGCACAGCTTACAATGCCGGCGTAGACGACCTAAGCGAAGCACGTAATGCTCAATTAATGAAAGACATACGCAAGAACATGTTAAGCAGTAAATGGAGCGATGAGTGTGGCAGATGTAGGCAAGAAGAAGAAAATAAACTTACAAGTAGAAGACAATACGAACGTGTTCAGTGGAAATTTAGTATCGTAGACGCACTTAAAAGTACAAAACCAGATGGAAGTATTGATGTAAATAAATCTCCTACACGTTACTATGATTTACGTTTTGGCAACTTTTGTAATTTGAAATGTAGAATGTGCGGACCTAGTGATAGTAATGCATGGTTTGAAGATTGGCTTAAATTAACTGGAAAAAATACTTTTAGAGATACTAGCGGCGAAATTACTATAGAAGAAGTAAATGGCAAACTTTGCGCTGCTGATTTTGATTGGCCAAGTAGCGAAATGTTTTGGACACAACTAGAAAACAACATTGAATACATGGAGCATGTTTATTTTGCAGGTGGCGAACCAATGTTGATTGAGCGTCATTACGAATTTTTACAAAAATGTATTGATAGCGGCTACGCAGAAAAAATTATGTTAGAATATAATACTAATGGAACAACCTTGCCACCTAGAGTTGTAAAACTATGGACACAATTTAAGGAAGTTAGATTAGGTGTTAGTATCGACGGCATGGGTTCTGTATTAGAATATCAAAGGCATCCAGTAAAATGGACAAAAGTTTTAAAAAATTTAAAAACCATTGACGAACTTCCAAAAAATATTAAAGCATGGATAGCGTTTACCGTTACTGCATATAATGTAGAACATATGATTGATTTTATGAAATGGAAATTAGAAAAAAGTAATTTTGTAAAAATTAATAGTAGTGCTATTAAGCCTATTATTACATATCATGTAGCACACAACCCTCCCCATTTGAACATAAGAGTATTACCAGACGAATACAAACAAGAAATAACACAAAAATTTGAAGATTTTGTTCTTTGGGTTGCAGAAAAAAATTATGATAGGAAATATGTTATTGCTGCAGAGAGTGTTAAAAATGGTGTTTGTAATTATATGAATAGCGAGTCGTATAATGAACAATGGGATGAATTTTTAAATTATACCTACTCACTTGACAAAATTAGAAACGAAAGTATAATAGAAGTAGTGCCAAGTCTTGGAAAATATCTATGAGTTTTTCTTTTGAAACAACAACATCTTTGGCTATTGATGTTACTAGCTATTGCAACAGCTTTTGCGGCGAATGCAGTAGAAATGTTCAAGGTGGCGAAAATCATCCACGGTTGGAACTACATCATATGCAACCAGCTACATGGTTTAAACTAGCTACAGAAGATAATTTAAGAAATATTAAACAAATTATTTTTAATGGAAATTACGGTGATGCAACAATGCATCCATTATTGCTAGAATTTTTAGAACACTTAGCACAAGTTAAAGATAAAATGTTTGTAAGTATACACACTAATGGCGGTGCGAGAACTCCAGAATTTTATAAACAACTTAGCAAAGTTTTAAACAAGTTTGCTTTGCACAATATAACTTTTGGAGTAGATGGTTTAGAGGATACTGCACCGCAATATCGCAGAGGTGTAAATTTTAATAATGTAATTAGCAATGCAAAAAGTTTTATTGATGCCGGCGGGTATGCTGTATGGCGTTACATTGTTTTTGATCATAATATAGATCAAGTAGAGCAGGCAGCAAAACTAGCAAAAGAATATGGTTTTAAAGAATTTAAATTAAATCGTAGTATTTCAAAAACAATTGAAATGAAACTATATAAAGATTTTCCTGCACAAACTATAACTGCACCAGAAAAAAATGTTGTTAAAGATTTGTCAGATCGTTTTAACTTTCAACCTGACGTACAAGTAGATTTTATAAAAAGCAAAAGTGTTTGTCCGTGGGCACAAGATAATAGAGTACAAATAGACATGTATGGAAGAATATATCCTTGCTGTTACTTTACATTAGATATCTTTGGTAATATGGAACGCAAAGAAAGACTTACAGATTTATGGAAATTTAATTCTATTAACAAAAATAAATTACAAGAAATTCTTAATAATACATATTATACAGATATATTACCAAAAAAATGGAAAGATAAAGAAATTGTTCGATGTGTAAGTTGTCAAGGATATAACAAAATTGAGTAGATGTTGGTTAAGCGAAACACACTTAGCAATTACTCCTGTAGGCAAAGTTTTACCTTGCTGTAGATTCAAGCAGAACAAATGGAATGTTAATTTTGATGATAAAATAAAAAATATATTCCAAAATGAAGAACTTGAAGAACTAAGAAATAGTTTACGTAATGGTAATAAACACAAACGTTGTAGTAAATGTTGGATGCAGGAAGAAAACAACATTTTAAGTATGCGTGTTCAGTATAATAAAGAACGTGACTTTTCTTTATTAGAAAATTATTCAACATATGAAAAAATACATAGTTTAGAAATTGCATTTAGTAATCATTGCAATTACAAATGTAGACATTGCAATACTTTTAATAGTAGTCGTTGGAAAGAAGATGATATAATGCTGGGTAATCCTGTACCAGAACGATTACTGCTTGAACCAGATGTAGAAAGTTTAGAATTAGATAAACTTGTAAACTTAGAACACATAAAAATGCTTGGAGGCGAACCTCTGCTTAGTAAACAACATAAAAAATTATTACAAAGTATAGACATTGAAAATATAAATTTAGAATATGTTACAAACGGTAGTATATGGCCAGACGACGAAATTGTAGAATTATGGAAACGTGCAAAAAGTTTACACATAATTGTAAGCCTTGATGACATATTTGATAGAAGCGATTATTTTAGAACAGATAGCAACTTTAACACAATACAAGATACTATGCATAAGTTTGAAGAACTACGTCAACAGCACCATTACATGTGGTGTAATATACATTGTTGTATTAATGTATTAAATTTGTATAACCTAGATGAAATTGTGCAGTTTATGTTAGACAATTTTCCTAATTGGCATTTTACATTTGATAAAATTATACATCCTGCATACTTAGATATTTCGCAGTGGAGTCATCAACATGCTGGACACCAAATATATAAACTTCAAGAAATAGATAAAAGCATACCGTTAGATAGTTTGTTAAATGATCATAAAAAACGTAACATAAGTAAAATTGTAAAATTATTAAAAGCGTCTTGTACTAGTGATAAATGCGACTTTACAAGATTACTTGAAACAAACCAATTACTAGACAAAAGTAGAAATACACATTTACTTGATGTTCATCCTTATTTTGAGAGATATCTATGACACGCTGTTGGCTAAGTGAAAATCACGTTGCTGTTACTACTTCTGGCAGAGTATTACCTTGTACTCGTTACAAAAAAACTGAAGGTCCTAATATTGCAGATGATAATTTACATAATATTTTTAATGGACCTTGGATAGGAGAAATACGATCTCAGTTACAGGATGGTATAAAGATTGACGGTTGCAGGAAGTGTTGGCATGATGAAGATGCCAATGTAGAAAGTATGCGGCAACAATTTTCGTCTAAAGGCAAATGGAAATCAAAATTACAAAGTATAGAACTTGCATTTAGTAACCATTGTAATTATTCTTGTAGACATTGTAATAGTTTTAGTAGTAGTAAATGGTATGAAGACGATAAATTGTTAGGTAGACCTTTGCCTAATAAAAAATTAGTTGTATTTGATATTGAAAAGATTAATAACATAGATGATATAAAATACTACAAATTTTTAGGTGGTGAACCATTACTTAATAAATCTCACGATGAATTATTGTTAAGAATAAAAAATGTTGAACAAGTTACATTTGAATATACAACAAATGGAAGTGTGCTGCCAAAAAAAGAAATATTAGATATTTGGAAACGTGCAAAAAATGTTATAGTAAGTGTAAGTTTAGATGATGTATTTGAAGGATTTGAATATTTTAGAACAGGTGGAAACTTTGAACAAGTTATAAACACCTGTAATAAATTAAATGAATATAATTTTATATTGACATTTCATGTTGTATTAAATGCATTAAATTTACACAGAATGCCAGAAATATTAAATTTTATAAAAAATAATTTTCCAAATTGGAATGTGCATTTTGACACGGTTAATTTACCTAAATATTTACGCACAGGTCAATGGAGTAAATACGAGGCAGAGCAAATTTTAAAACAAATTTCAAACGATAGGCTTTCAAAATTAATTAAAATTGAATGTACAAATGAATACACAAATTTAGAAGAATTTTTTAAAGTAAATAAAATTTTAGATAAAAGTAGAAAAACTAACCTTTTAAATGTTCATCCAGTATTTCAAAAATATGTTGATTACCAAGACTATTGTAATGATTTATAAATCCTCGATTACTTAGCCAATACTTATGAAAGTCTATATCTACATCAATAGGTATATTTAAATGTTTTATGTGTACACAATTATTAAAAGATTTAAGTTTTTCAAACCAACATTGATACATATCTAAATAATAAGTTTCGTCAAAATGATATTTTAAAAATTTCTTAATTATAAACGCACTAAAATTATGTTTTGAATATAAATCATTTAACACAATGTCACTATTATATCTAAGAGGATCTTTTCTAGTAAAGGGATTTACTTTTGTGTATATCCTAAAAGGATTAGTGTGTGATATTATAATTTTATCATAGGAATCTGTATCTACACTTTTTATTTGTTTGTAAATTTTGTATTCACTTACACCTGCTTGTGATAAGTTTGTAACATTATATTTGCTTGCTAATAAATTAGGCCATCCTCTGCCTTTGTGTTTTATAGTCCAGTCTGCACTAAAACTATCTCCTACTATTAATATTTTCATTTATTAAATCCTTAAAATAGTTTTGTGCCATATGTTCCATAGCAGCATCGTCTGGATGATGCCCATCGCATGTTTGTAAATTATTATCTTCAATATAATCATGCATAGGATAATATTTGTAAGTATTATCCCAAACACTTGTTCCCCAAATTGCATAGGGCAAATTTAATACGTTGCACAATTCAACACTTTGTATAATATTTAGATTACCTTTGTATTCATGAAATTTGCTTTCATAATCTATAAAATACCCAACATCTTTCCAAATTTTTATTTTGTTATCTGGAACATCTACTAGTACACTACTATCACATTTTGTGCGTAAAAATGTAGAATATTTTGTATGATTATATATGTAATCTTTATAATCCTTGTTATGCATATATTTCTCGCCTCGAGGATATTGTGTATTACTTTTATCTGTTTGTATATCTAACAACAACAAATCAATATTATGATTATTATGTAGTTCTAAAATACAACTAAGATATCTTTCACTGCCAGTACCGCTACTACTAAGATTTATAAATTCATAATTTGGCATTGCTTTTTTCAAATGCCATTCAAATGGTTTTGTAAATTTTGCTGTATTGTTTATTTCTTGCTTGCCTTGAGCAAAACTACCACCGACTATTCCTATTTTATACATTGTTCTACCAACGGCTTAAAAAAGTTGTGTGCTGCTAGATTATATACTTTGTCATTACTATGATAACCATCACATAATTCGGCTTGTAAATTATTTTCTTTTATATACTGCAACATTGTTTTTACATATTCTCTTTTTATTGGAATTTCTGTGTAGGTGTACTCCCATGGTATAAATTTTATATCTAATAGTTTACAAAGTTGTAGTGATTGATAAACATTTTTTATCCCCATAGTAATAACATATTTGCTTTCTCTAAAAATTATTGAATTTACTTCTTTAAATATTTCAAATTTCTTTTGAGGAATATCTTTTAATATTCCTTCGTTATCTTCTTTAATACCTTGTAGGCTACGTATATAACAATGAGTATCTTCAATCAGTTCACTAGCAATTGTTTTTGCATCTTTTAGTTTATCAATTGCAGATTCGTTATACCAATAATGATTACTTGATCTATCTGCTGCGTACTCTATTAGTATAGCATCTACATTATATTTTTCTTTTGCAGTTACAATACAATCTAAATATCTTTCACTACCTCTACCTGCTTTTGCCAAATTTATAAACTCGTGTTGAGGCATTGCATTTTTTAAATGCTGTTCAAAAGGTAATGTTCTTTTTACGCTACCTGTATATTGAATATTGCCTTCGCTGTGACTAGTTCCGATGATACCAATTTTCATAACAATAAACTACGCATATTATAAGTATTTATATGACATGTCCATTACCGTTTGTGCATATGAACATCAAGCCAGATACAAGTGTTACAAGTTGTTGGCGTTGTTTAGAAGTCCATGGAGATTACACACAAAAAGGTTTGCTTGAAATATGGCATAATTCTGCTTGGCAAAAATTTAGAGAACAACATCGAAACAATAAACAACCAGCAGGATGTCGTAGTTGTTGGGAAACGGAAAAAAATGGTGTATTAAGCACTAGACAAACAGCCTTAAAAGAATATTCAGTTGATTATGATAATCCAAATATACAAGAAGTAGAAATACGTTTTGGAAATTTGTGTAATTTACAATGCAGACATTGTTCTCCTAAATATAGCAGTCAATGGATGAAGCAAATTAAACAAAATAAAAATTTGCTTGAAGAAATGAAAAAATTTGATGATAGTAGTACAAAATTGAGTATTACAGAATTGCCAGATAATATTATAGAAGAATTTAAAACAATTGCTCCTACACTAAAACGTATAAAGATAACTGGCGGCGAACCTCTGATGCACCCTAAGCATAAAGATTTGTTACAAAGTTTACGTGGACATGAACATAATATATGGCTTGAATATAATACTAATTTACATATTATTGATGATGTGATCGATTACTGGAAAAAATTTAAAAAAGTTACATGTAGAGTTAGTGTAGATGCAGACGAAAAAACTTTTAGTTATGTAAGAACAAATGGTGATTACAATAAATTAAAAAATAATTGGTTTGCTATAGAATCGGCTATGCAAGACAGAATAGAAAATAGAACACTTGATTTACATGCTACTTGCACCGTAAATGTACTAAACGTTTTTAACATTCCAAAAATTATGCAAGAGTTTACTGATTTAGGCAGTAGATTTCATGTAAGTTTTGTACAATATCCTAAAATGATGAATATTAAAAATTTACCCGAATGGCAAAAACAGCAGCTTGTAAATAAATTATCAAAAATTGATTTGCACTATGATCACTATAAGTTTGATAACATCTATTACCAAGAATGGGTTGAAAATCAAAACGGCGCTAACTTACAAAAGGTAATAGATTGGCTGCAACAACCTGCTGATATTGATTATAGTGATCAATTTGTTGCATGGATGCGCATTCAAGACAAAATTAACAAAACTTGCTTGTTTGATTACTATGAAGACTTTGATTATTTAAAGGAAAAATATTATGCGTAGACATTGGATGCATCACCATTATTCAACTTACTTATTTTATAAATTTGGTATAGATCCTCATACTATTATTGATGTAGGGTTATATGATTATAGTTATGCTCAACGTTATAACGATGTGTGCGAAATGGTGTATGCATATGAGCCCAATAAAACGCTATTCAATAAAATTTTAGAAAAACAAAAACAAACTGAAACACAGACGTATTATTTAAATAATATTTTCTTAGAAAACAAAGCAATTAGCAATTTTGTAGGTACTGCAAAATTTAATGAGGACTTGGAAAATGCAGGTTGTTCAAGTTTATTAGATAACATTCCAGACAATCATAGTTTTACGACATATGAAGTTGAATGCAACACGTTAGACAACGAATTTGTTGAATATGATTTTAAAATTGATTATATAAAAATAGATACAGAATGGAATGATATTTTTGTATTACAAGGTGCTAAAGAAATTATTAAAAAACATACTCCTATAATTCAAGTTCATCATTACGAAACAGCAATGGATGAAGTATTTACAGAACTTGAATATCAAAAAGTTGAAACACCATCTAATTTTTTTAAATTTTACTTTGTACCAAAAAAAATTTGGGAGAAGCATTATGCCTAAGGTATGGGGATTTGGATGTAGTCATGTTCAAGGAGCCGAATTAGGTGTAAGTGAGCATATGGATACAGATGCATGGATGAAGGAACGTGTTGGGCATACAGATATCATGCATTTGGATACTAATTCAAGAGAAAAATTACAAGACGAATGGCATAATATATTAGAAAACTTAAGAGCAAATACTGACATTGCCCAAAAGGAACGTGAATTAAGTTTTGTGGGTAGGTTGGCAAATAAATTAGACTTTGATTTAGAAAATCATGGCATTAGAGGAAGCGGTGCTGATAGAACACTTTACATGTTATATCAATATGCAGATAAAATAAATTGGGATACTGACATTGTATTAGTATCGTATACATTTGCACATAGATTTATGTTTGATGAAACACGATTTGATGGTAATAGAAATCTCAACTATGTTGCAGGAAAAAGTGCAGATGTAAAGCAATTTATAAAACTTGCACACATGCATGGCCCAACAGACTTTAGTTGGTGTGCTTTTAATGCAGGAATATATTTTTATATAAAAAGTGTATTTCCTAAAGTACATTTAATTAATATTGCAGATAAAATGAATAGTAAAGTAACAGGGCAAGAGCTAACAAAAATTGCTTCTAACAAAAAAAGATTGCAAGATTTTGCAAAGTATAGTATAATAAAAGAAACAAAATATTACGATCTATATCCGCAATATCATTTTAAAGAATATGCTCACGATGCATTTGCAGAATATTTAAAGGAGACACTATGTTAGTAAACATGGATCAAATTGAAGAATTACAAGAATATAAAAAGTACAGGTTAGAATACGAACACCATCTGATGGATTTAAGCAATGAAAAAGTTATTGCAGATATGGCTCAAAATTTTCAACCTGTTGGTGTTTTTGATAATCAATTTACTGAAGAAGAATTAAAATGGATGTATGGTTATGCATTTGCAAATTGCGGATGTGTTCGTCATAATCCTAACGGTACTATTTTTATAAGTGGTAATTTAGAAGGTGTATATCGTAAGTTCAAAGATAAAATTGATGAAATGATTCCAGGAGCAGAAAATTCACCTGTTGTTGGCGGTAACTTTTTTATTACTCCTGATCAATATGGTTTGCATAACGACAGCACACGTGAAAGTGATTGGCAAAATAGTTTAGAACGTACTCCTTTATTAGCAGAAGGACGTAAATGGGTTCCTTGGAGAAATATAATTATACCACTTTGGACAAATCCTGTAGGTGTAGAAAGTCATGGTGTATTCTTTAAACAAAGACATGTTGATTTTGCACACGTTTATCATCATGGTAAAAAACCGGAACAAAAAATAGCTACTACCTATCCTATTGTTGAAAATCATGGAGATATTGATTTCCATTTACTAGACGGAACCAAGCAAAACAGAGATGATAACCTAACTCCGTATGATAAAGAACATCACGAAAAATACTTATATTATACGCCTTATAGACGTTTAACAGGACTTGCACCTGAAACTACTTGTGAATGGAAGCCTGGTTGTCCTATTGTTTTTGATGCAGTACAATTACACGCTACTAATAAAGGATTTACAGACAACCATTGGAGTAACAAAATGGGCTTATTGCTAACGTTTCTAAGAGAGGTAAATGTCTAAAACTATTTGTCCTGCTGTATGGCATCATTTGTGTATTAACACACGAGGATCAAATAGATTATGTTGTAATGCAGTAACTCAGAATGAGGATTGGTATCTAACTAATTTTAAAAATCACTGGCATGGCTTGCGATCAGAAGTCAAGCAGCAAATGCTCAACGATGAAAGACCAGAAATATGTCAATCTTGTTGGAATAAAGAAGATTTAGGTATACAAAGTTTACGGCAAGGGTTAATACACAAATACAAAAAAAGTGGACGTTGGCAAGATTATATTGATAATTTGCATACTACCGTTGAAACACCTTTAGAATTAGATTTAAAACTAGGTAATTACTGCAATTTAAGTTGTAGGATGTGTAATAGTTACAGCAGCAGCAAAGTACATGCAGAAAATGTTAAAATATATAACGAAACAGGTATTAATTTAGCAAGTAAGCAAGATAATGAACTTAATTATAAACAAGATAAATGGTATTTAGATCCTGTTTTTGTTGCAAGAGTAAAACATTACATAGACAAAGGATTATTAGAATTAAAGTTTACTGGCGGCGAACCTATGATGGTTCCAGGAGTGAAGGAAGTTATAGATTATTGTATTAAAACAGATAGAGCAAAAGAAATTACAATACAATTGATAACAAATGGTACTTTGATTACACAAGAATGGATTGATTTATTAAGCAAGTTTAAATTATGTATTTTAAGTTTTAGTATTGATGGTACAAAAGAAACTTATGAGTACATTAGATATCCTACAGATTGGAAAGATACTTATAATAGATTGAAAATTTCTCATAATTCAGGTTATCAAAACATAGTATGTAATTTAACTTTTACTTTACAAATTTACAACATGTTAGAAATAAAAAATATGTTACATTTAACACGTAATTTAAAAAGTAAAATTAATTGTATACCTTTGGATAATCCGTTATACTTAGATGTGAAAAATGCGCCAATAAGTTTAAAAAATGATGCATTAAATGAAATACAAAAAATTAAAGTTTTAAATAATAACGAAAAAACATTCATAAACGATATAAAAAATAAAATTAAACAAAAACCTGAAGACGAGTTACAACAAAAAAACAAATTTTTACTTTACACAAAAATAAGAGATCCTTATAGAGACCAAGATTTTACAAAGCAAAAGGTATACAAGTACTATGAATGATTGTTATAGTTTACATCATAGTATTTCTATTGATCCTAATGGTTATGTAAGACCTTGTTGTAAGTTTAGAGACACTTTTGATATGCTTATGGATTATAAAAGTGTGGACAATATTTTTTCTAGCAAACAATGGAAAAAAACAAAAAAATTATTACAAAACGGATATTGGCCTGACGGATGCAGTAGTTGTAAATTTGCTGAAGAAAATAATTTGCTAAGTCGTAGACAAAGTTATGACTATAGATTTGAGTATGGTGATTTTTTATTAGACATAAGTTTAGGTAATTTTTGTAATTTAAAATGCAGGATGTGTAATGAACATTTAAGCACTAGCTGGTTTGCAGACGCAATAAAGTTAGGAAGAAAGAAACAGGTTCAATGGCAAATTACCAAAGAAGAAATTGATAAAATTTTAAATTATATAAAAAATCAAAAACGTATTGTAGTTGAACTCAAAGGCGGCGAGCCCTTAATTAATCCCAATGCACAATACTTTTTAGAAAAAATAAGCAAGTTAAACATTCCTGTGAAACTTGTAGTTATTTCTAATGGTACCAAACTTCCTCAATGGTTTATTGATTTATCCTCGCATATTGAAATTGATTACCAGCTAAGTATAGACGGAGTAGGCAATACATACGAATATGTGAGAGGTGATAATACATTTAGTTGGAAACAATGTTTGGAAAGAATCAAACAAATTGAAGAATTAAACTTTACAAGTTTTAGTTATAACTATGTTGTTCAAAATTTAACCATACACAATATGTACGAATTTACTAAAATTGTTAACCATAGAATTAATTGGATAATATTAGATAATCCAAAATATTTGGTATGTAATTTGATGCCAGAAAAAAGTAAAAAGTCGATTATATCAGATATTGAAAAAATTGAAGATATATACAACAATGATCCTACAAAATTACACGGTATAAAAACTTTGTTGCAGCAACCTACTGATCTCAAAATGTATAATAACTTTATAGTTAGTACTGCTAGATTAGATAAAATAAGAAATCAATCTTTAAAACAAGTTTTGCCTCATTTATTAGATGAAAAGGGAATAGAAATTTATGACTCAATCTAAAACATTTTGCGTATTACCATGGATGAGTTTAGCTACAAGTGCAAGTGGCATTATGAGAGTATGCTGTAATAGTACACCGGGTAAGAATTTTATTATGAAAGATGATGGCAATGCTTACCGTGTCAACAAAGACAATATAGAAGAAGCATGGAATAGCGAAACCTACAAAAAAATTAGACAAGAAATGCTCAACGGCGAACGTCCTGAAATGTGTACACGTTGCTTTAGAGAAGAAGATGCTGGTATAACAAGTACTAGACAAAACTGGAATGAAAAATGGGCTCAAGATAGAGATTATCCAGTTGAAGCACCTTTTACAATACGTTATGTTGATATACGTTTAGGTAATCTATGTAACTTAAAATGCCGTATGTGCAATCCGTATGCAAGTAATCAATGGGTAAAAGAATGGCATTTAGTAAGTGATGCACTAGAAGAAAGTGAATACAATAGATTAAAAAATATGGATTGGCCAGAACACGAAACGGTATGGGATAATCTTTTTAAAATTGCAGATACGGTAGAGGAAATATATTTAACTGGTGGCGAGCCAACTATTATCAAAGAACAACATAGATTATTAGATTATTATATTGATAGCGGTAAAGCAAAAAAAATTAAATTAAAATACAATACTAATCTTACAAATGTGCCTGCAGAATTGATGCAAAAATGGAGTCATTTCAAACGTGTACAGCTAAATTGCAGTATTGATGCTACAGGTGAGTTAGATAGATATATTAGATATCCAAGCAACTGGGATAAAATTGTAGAAAACTTTGAGGCAATAACTAAACTTGAAAATGCATTTGTAGAAATTCATTGTACGGTACAAATGTACAATATATTAAAACTAAATGACTTTATAGAATGGGCATTGCCTTATGACTACAAGATTTACTTTAATATTCTTAATCATCCTGAAGAACTTAACATTAGAGTTCTACCAAAAGAATTAAAAGATCTTGCAGCAAAACGTTTAGAACCATATACTTGGTTACCTAAAGTGCAAGGTATAATTGATTATATGTATGCAGAAGATTGGTCAAATAAATATAATAAGTTTGTTGATTATACAAAAAATTTAGATATTAGTAGGAAAGAAAATTTAATTGAAATTATTCCCGAGTTTGCCAGTTATTCACCTTAACCATATAGAACTAGTTAGAAATATTACAAGAGATGAATTTATACTAGGAAAAAAGCAATACGATAACTATCATATAGGTTATGCAATTGCAAAACATTATAAAAAACTAGGAACATATATAAATGTTGGTTTACATTATCCGACGTCTATGGGTGTATGTTCGTGGCATGATTATGTTTATGGTTTTGAACCTGATTTCACAATTAATGAAATTAAAAAATGGTGTGTACAACAAGGATACGAAAATTTTACCTTAGTACAACAACCCTTATACTCTCACAGAAAACTTACAGAATTTTATGTTGTTCCTGAAGAATATAGAGCTAAAAATCCAGAAAAAATGGGAGGTAACACCCTAGACAGATTTAGATGGAAAGAAGATTTTGAACCAAAAGTCTTAAATGTACAAACCAACACAATAGACAAATTTGTTAGAATAAAAAATATAAAAAACATAGACTTTATAAAAGTTGATGCAGAAGGTGCAGATGCTAAGATTATTTTAGGAGCAGAATGGACGGTAAGTAAATATAAACCTATAATACAAATTGAATGTCCTCAGAATATAGTGGTTCCTTTGCTCCGTGAGAATAATTACTATAGTGTACAATTTAAAAGTGCTATTACTAGGACACACGGTCCTGTAGATTATTGGTTTATACCAGGAGAGTTGATTACATGAAGATCGGTGTTTTTGGAGATAGCTTTGCAGGACATACTGGCGATTTGGAAGCGAAACAAAAACGTTGGACAGAGCATTTACAAGAAATGCGTCCAGATTGGTATATTGGCAACCATGGATTTGCAGGTAGCAGTTTGTATTGGACATACAACCAAATTAGACAACACGAAGCTGCGTACGATAAATTGATAGTAATTTATACTAATCCTAATCGTTTATGGTTACCAAAATTAACTGACTACAATATTGAACATTGTTATGGATATCATTATATAATGCGCAGAGAAAACAGATCAGATTGGGATCCAAAATCAATACTAGCAAAAAAGATGGCACCAGGATTGAAATTTTATTATCAATATATTTGTGACGAACGTGAACAAAACTTGTACTGGAAATTGTTGGTTGAAGAAATTAGGAATATGCCAAATGTTGAGTTGTGTATTCCTGCTATGACAAGAACAGCAAACGAACCTATTAAAGCTTCTATGACACGGATAGCAGATATAGATCATGAAATTTTTAAGGTAAATGTTATGAAAGACGATTTTGCTGATTTAAGAGCATGTCATATGAATCAAAAAAATAACATACAATTTGCCAAACGTATTTTAGAACATTTTGATGATATACGTGAATTTGATATAAATTTAAAAGAGTATGGTCCGCCAGATGCAGATGAACTCGTTATAGGATCCTATAAATGAAACATATGGTTTGTAGTAAAATGTGGACAGATATTAACATTCGTGTGCCACAGCAGTCTATAGTCAATTGTTGTAAAAAAACTAATCAAAAAGTAACCATAGATGAAATTGATGAAAAAGGCACTCAAGTTTTTTTACATAGAAAAAAAGAACAAAAAGAAAAAAAGTTTTTTGTAAAACAAAATAATTTTCCTGATGGATGTAAAGAATGTGCTTTAAATCATCCTGATAGTTTGTGGAGCGTTTGGAATACATGGAAAAATTATAATTTTACACAAAGTGATTTAATAAAACTGCAAAATCCTAATTATGATACTGGAAGACATATTGAAATAATGCTTAGTAATACTTGCAATATGACATGTATGTATTGTAATGGTTATGTAAGTAGTATGTGGTCAGATATTGATGGATTAAAAAACAATAATACAGATGAAGATATTTGGAAAACAAAAATCTTAGACAACTTGTACAAATATATTAGAAAATCTGAACAATGGTTAGATTATAATTTTATTGGTGGAGAACCTTTACTTGATCCTATGTTTACAGATGTTTTTAAAAATATCATCGATGCACATAAAAATTCAAATGCTAAATTTGGTGGAATAAGTTTAACAACAAACCTAAATGTAAAACCAAAGGTTTTAGAAAACTTTTTAGATATGTGGAAAGATAGTGGATTAAAAAATCTACGTATTTGTCCTAGTATAGATGCCATGGGTAACGAAGGAAGTACAATACGTGAAGGATTGATATGGGAAAGATTTTGGAAAAATGCAGAAACTATTTTGCAAGATAGTTCTGTAACAAGTGTTAGCTGGCTTCCTACTATAAGTGCATTAAGTGTGCCTTATCATTATAATATGATAAAAACTATTACAGATATTTCAATTAAAAATAGAGGTAATGATAAATGGGAACTAGGACATAATTATGTTAATGAACCTGCTGCAATGAGTCCTCGTATTTTGCCGCTAAAATATAAAACAGAAATCAACAAGACAATAGATTACTTAGAAAGTTTGAACATAAAGCATAACATACATCATATAAATTTATGTAAAAATGTTGCAGCAATGCTAGGAACAAACAGGAAATTAGACCAATTACAAAAAGCTAAAGATTGGTATATTTTACAAGGAGGAATGAAGCAAAAAGATTATTTTGTTGAATTTCCTTGGTTAGGAGAAGTATTAAATGGACTGGAATGAATTAATTTATTCACGGCACAGCTTTAACAATTTTAATATGAATGAAGTTATACCCGAAGAACATGTTGAAAAACTAATGAATGATTTATGTGCAACATTGCCTAGTAAGCAAGGAAGATATCCATACTTTATAGATGTTTTCAATTGGAGCAATAAAGATTTAAGATTATGGATGTATGAATATTGTACTTGGATTGATCAAGATAGTTCTAATCATAAACCATTTAACAAACAACCCCAAATGGCAGCACCATTGCTTATAACTTTTACCGTTCCTACTACACCTATTACAGACTTACCAGTTCCTGAAACAGATTGGCCTATTGGAGTTATGATAGACAATGTTGCACAATCACATATGGAAGTAGGAATGGCTGCAATGCACCTAGTACATGCTGCATATGATTTAGGATACCAAGCAGGATTTTGTGGTTGTATTCCTGACCCTAGTTATTTTGCTAAAAAAATTGGTTATGCCAATCATCAAACATGGGTTTGCTTGGGTATTGGAACAAAACCAAATTTTGATCATAATCCTGAAGCCGAAGGATATTGGAGATGCCCGGTTGATGGTATTGTATACAAACGTGGTGTGCATTCAAATCAGCCTAGACCGGAAGTAGGAAAATTTATAAAATATCATAATTGACAAAAACAATAAATGAGTATATAATACTAATATGACAGAAGATTTAAAATGGTCAAACTATGACTTTACTAAAATACCTTTTAACGACATTGTCCAAGTGGGACAACGAACGCTGCTCTACAGAGATATCTTTACGGTATCTTGGTTACTAGGTAGATTTTGCAATTATCGTTGCAGTTATTGTTGGCCTTATGCCAGGAGTGACCGAAAAGACCACAGACCGACTGAACTCTGTCTTAAAACAATTGATGAAATAAAGAGGCAAGCACGTGATAACGGATTTAATAGCTTTCATTTTAGTTTGTCTGGGGGCGAGCCTACCTTTCATCCAGGGTACTTGGACATACTTGGTCACTTGGCTGATGATGTCGATAATACTAATTATACTTCTGTCCATATGACATCAAACTGCTCACGCCCAATGAAGTGGTTTGAGGATTATGTAGAACGTGTTAAGCCGTTTCATAGAGCAAGTATTACAGCAAGTCTTCATACAGAGCATTTAGACACAAAGGAGAAAATGCAGGATTTTGCAGATAAACTAATCCTGTGTCAAGAACACGATGTACAAGTTACAATTAATATGGTTATGGTTCCTGAATGGTTTGAGCGAGATTGGGAAAACGCCTTATTCTTCCATGAACAAGGAATTAATGTTACTCTTAAGCCCCAGTCCGATCCAACGGCCTCCCGTGTTGTGGATGGGTATAGTGACGAAATGCTTAAAAGACTCTGGAACGGTATGCCACAAAGAGCCTACACAGAATCAAAAAGAAAATTTGTAGATAGGCCAAAACCAAAGTTTGAAATACCTACTGACATTATGTACAAGCATGATGCAAGTGTACCTTGGCATATGCAAGTTGAATTTAGAGATAGTACTGGTAAAGCATGGTATATGGATCAAGCAGAACGTTTTAATGCGTTTAACTTTAATAAATTTAAAGGGTGGAATTGCAATGCAGGATATCAAGGAATTATTATTAGAGAACCAGACGGTAGTATTAAGCGTAGTTATAGCTGTCATGACGTTCCACTTGGCAATATAGAAACAGGATTTAAATTGTTTGATAAACCGATGCCTTGTATGACTGAAAGTTGTGTTAGTTCAGCAGATAGTAAAATTCCCAAAAGAAAATATGATAACGTATAGAGCTGAAGGAATAAAAGATCCAAATTTTGAATATGATTTAGTTGCAAAATGGCATAATATTGAAACTTTTATTGTAACATATAAAAACTGGATTATAACAAGCAAAAATAATTGTGTAACTGGATTAAATAATTTTAGTGCATATGTCACTGATGGAGTTACAAGTGCATTTAGCGATTTTGAAAAAAGCTATAAACATTTAGAAACATGTGTATTTAGAGGTGAATATCCTTATCATCATACTTTAGGAATAAAATCAATCGATAACTTAAAAGAGTTATCTAAACAAAATAAATTGATTATAAGTTATCCATTTTCTGCCCATGGAAACAAACACGAACATTTTGATGACATAATCGATTATTGTAATTTGTGTGATATTCCTGTCTTTTTAGATATGGCCTTTTTTGGAACTTGTGCTAATGTAAATATAAATGTACATCAACCTTGTATTAAATTTGTTGCGTTTAGTTTAAGCAAAACATTTGTTACTGGATTTTGTAGAACAGGAATATGTTTTACCAATGAACAAAATATTGCAATGAAATTAATTAATGAATACTATTATGTAAATCATGTAAGTTTAGGAATGCATACAAACTTGCTTAAAAATTTTTCAGCAGACTATGTGTATAACAAATACAGAAGTAAACAAATAAAGATATGCAATGAAATAGATTTTGAACCAAGTGATACGGTATTTTTAGGATACAGCTTTACAAACAAAACATTTGGTAAAAAATATTCAAGAGAAGGGTATGTAAATAGAGTAGGTTTAAATTATGCTTTGTTAGAAGACAATTATAATCTTAAACCTATTCCTTTTTAACGTCCTCTATCAAACTTGTTAATATAGTTTATAGTTATTCCACTTGTTTGCAACCCGTTTGAAATTTTACTTTGACGTTTAGGAAATGTAGTTTGATTAATCAAATTAGCATCTTGGTACATAACGGTTGCTCTTCCACCTTCTAAACCATCATAGTCTAGCCAGTTAGCATCAGTTGCACTAGTCGACACGCTACCTTTGTAAAAATTAGCATCACTTTGTTCGTTCAAACTTTCAAAATAATCTTTGACTTCACGCCAACCCCAGTTTCTATTTAAACCTACAAGTGTAGAAATAAAACCAGCTGCGACAGGACATGCAGCACTAGTACCACTAAATCCAGTTTCTTCAGGAACACCTGCACCTGATCCGCTGTTTGCTGTGAATCCAGGATACGTGTCAGGGTATCTACCTTCTGGAGTATAACTTCTATTTGCTGCTAGTGTACCATCAGCAGGTGCATATACGTCTATGGCATTTCCTCTATCACTATAGCCAACTTTTCTTTCTTTAGGACCTGTAGCATGTTGATCATTTAGTGCACCAATGTTGATTGTTTTATATGCAACTTCTCCATTGCTAATAAGCGGTCCATTGTTGTATTCAGGGTCCTGCGTACTTCCGTTACTTACAACATATCCTGATACACCTGCTAGACTTGGATCGTCTTGTTCTGGTGTGTTGCCATCTTGGAATATGCTTCTAATAGTAGCAAGCGATGGCTTACTAATAACCGGAGCAATCCAAGTATTATGGAAAGCATAACCCAATGGATTATTTGCTTGAATGCCTGCTTGGGTACGCATATCGTCTGTCCATTCAGGAGCAAGACTTCCGCCGTCCCATAATTCTGTGTATTCAAACATACAAAAGTTTAGCAGATACAAATATTCTTTTGCTGCTACTTCAAATGCATCTGCATCAGTCTTCCAAGCATTTCCGCCATATCCCGAACTATCCCACTTGCCTGCATCATAGGCTTCTTCCATTGCCGCATACAAATCACCTGACTGCCAATCAGGGGCCAAGAACTGATATAGTTTTATATCATCTGCAGGTAACCCGTGCATGTGTAGTGTGTGGAATACGTGTTCAATAACTTCTTGTGCATCGTTGTCACCATCGCCATACCCATCACCGGTTGAATTCAAATACCAAACCATATCGTTTGCTACATGGCTATCAAATAGTGGTGATAGATTCCAAAAAGTAATACCATCATCTGTTAAGAAGTTTGTGCTATAGTCTCCACCGGCGCCTCTTGCTACTCTTTGAAGTGTTGGTAAGCCTGCGTGATAAGTTCCTGTGTCGCCACTTAGTGTTTTGATTAAGTTTCTTTGGTATTCTTCGTTAATACCTGCGGCATTTTTGTCTAAGAAAAGTTCAAACATACGTCCAACTTTTTCTAACCACGCATCTGGCACTGCTACCTGCCCACCAACGCTACCGGCTCCTACAATACGTACACCATTAACCGTAAGTTCACGCTTAAAGAAATCGCTACCGAGACCGTCACTTAAATCATGTTTGCCACCTTGTTGCGGAAATCCACGTCTATTGGTTGTACCAGTGGTTTCTACGCTAAATTCAAAATAACTGCTTTCTTCGATAGTGTCATCGCTGTTGGCACTGATATAGTTGTCAAAATCAGGATGCCCCCAGTTGGTTTGTTTTTGGTTACTATTACCAGCAGCACACACAAATATTACTCCGCTGTCGATAAGTTCGTCTAATGCAGTTGTAAGTGAGTTGGTTTTCATTTCACTTTTCCAGCGACCGCTATCCCCTTGTGATCCCATGTGCGAGATAAATGTAGGTTCTGCACCTGTTCCTGCATATGTTACAGGTGAATCTTCTCTAAAATGATACCATCCTGGGTTATCACCTTTGCTTGCACGATAACCCCAACTATTTGAGCTCACCGTTGGATCCTGCGTACCATATTTTCTATTCACAGGTTTTGTATTATGAAATATTTTTTGAATGTCAAATCCACGCTCGATATCTGAGCCATATGTACCATACAAGTTTAAAACCCATTTGTTAGCATTGTATGCCCAACCTTGTGTTCTACCGTATGTAAGCGCCATACAGGGCGTGCAGTGCTGTCCTACAGCGCTCTGTGCTGTGTTACTACCATTACAATTACTTCTTGTGTAACTAGTTGTTATACTACTTGTATAACCAGCACCTGGATGTTTTGCTTTAAAGGCACTGCTCCTATAAAGTGAACTAGACCACCAGTTACGTGAATGAGTTTCTACAGGTACTATTGTTCCGTCCCAGCGTGTAGTGAGTCTATTATCAGGATCTGCATTAAAGTAATCCGGATCTAAATAATAAGGCGCATCAAGAACTAAATCTAAAACATCGCATGTACCTTCACCAGGCAAGAGATTGCCACCTGTGTATCCATCTGGTTTAGGTGCCTCACAATTGTTTTGAAACTCTGGATGACCTATCCATCCTGCTCCGTCATCTGCAACAATAACATCGACATCTATACCGTCGCCTAATTGTGTAATATTTTCAAACTTTACGGTATCATCTGCAACGCCATCATTTATCCAAGGATCTACTTCATACATTCCTCTTAGTATTTGATAACCAGTTCTGTTCCAATCTGCCGAAGTTGGAGTTGATGGTAGAGTGTTACTATCTTCAAATTCTTTGTAAACTTTTACATTTCCGCCCCATCTGTTTAATAGTGATGGACTTACTGATGCATGTAGTTCGTCTGGCGGCGGTGCGTATGTTTCAGGATATGATAAGTAATCTATGTTTATAAACAATACCCTAGGATCGTTTTTAAGTGCTGTTGCTTCATCTTCTGTTAAAAGAAAACATCCTCTTGTTGGACTATGTTCTTTTTCGTCTGAGCAACTGCAAACCCTATCTGGTACATTTGCTATGTCCGTAGAGCTTGTAAGCTCGTTGTGTAGTGCGGTATACTGCTCTGCTGTATAAGTACCTAACGAGTAATGTGATTCGGTCATTTATGCCCCCTTAGTGTAAGTCTACCCAAACGCCGTTTGCATATCCTTGAAATTTACCTGCTGTTGTGTTGTAAATTACATCGCCATTTTCTGCTGAAATGTTTCCTCTGTCGCTTGTTGTGTAACTAGCCATTTTCAAAGGACTTGACGATACTTCAACTCTTGTTCCTGCTGCAAGAATGATATCCGTGTCAGATGCTATCTCAGGTGTACCGCTTGCATTGGTAATAATATTTTCTACTTCTATTGTATTTGCAATAATTTTATTAGTTACTACTAAATCGTTTTCTACGTTAATGTCGCTACTAAATCTTACTGCTGGTGTAAATGTAATTTCACTAGAATCTGAAGTATCAAGTACGCTTGCTGTAAATGTAAGTGACCCTAAATCTGCAGGTTGTATAGCAGTATCTGCTAAAGCACCTTGAGCTGAGGTTGCTGCATCTGTTATTCCATAACCTGCAAGAGTAGTAGGTGTTCCTGTTAAACTACCAAACGCACCATCAAATGCATCTGTAATTCCATAACCTGCTATAGTTGTTGGTTTGCCAGTTAATGAACTAAATGCACCATCAAATCCTGTGATAGTAATGTTGCCTTCTGTGTCACTAGCAGTTGAAATACCTGCACCACCTAAAATTAAGAAACTTTCACCTTCTTCAATTAGTCTAAGTACACTATCATCTGCACCAATTCCAATATTTGTAAATGCACTACCGCCAGCACCGCCGCCGCCTGAATTATCAGCAGCGTTAGTCCATTCACTACCGTTCCATTTTAAAACTTGACCTGCTTGTGGAGAAGTTACATTAAAAGCACCTATGTTTGTATTTGCAATGTTTATTGAACCACTTACAGAATCTACAAGTATTGTGCTATCGTCTGCTGCAACACTACCTTTTAAATCACCTAATATACCTGATGTTGCAATAATTGAACCATTTACTTCTAGTTCAGCATTAGGAGCAAAAGTACCGATACCTACTTGTCCATCTAAAATTGCTACTGAATTTGCTGGTGAATAAGTATTACCTTTGTTTATGATGTATGCATTTGAATTAACAAAAGTGGTCCATTCTCTTTGGAAACCAATATCATCATCACGTACTATAACTTCTTGATAAAGTAAATCGCTGTCGCCTATATTTCCGCCAACTAATTTTCTTACAAATGTTGTATCGACACGTTTGTTATTATTACCTATAACTTGTATGTCTACATAAGGATCACTACCTGTTGTTGGATAATTAATTTTAAATGCGCCTTCTTGTAAATCAATGGCGTTATTTAAAAATGCACCTTTTACTAATTGTCCTACGCCGTCAATCAATAGAGTTGAATCGTCTGCAAAAACACTACCTGTTATATCTCCATCAAAAGCACCTGTGGCATTTATTTCACCTGTGAAAAAACCAGTATGGTTACCTGCTGCATTACCTGTTAAGTTACCTGTTACATTACCTGACACATTGCCTGTTACAGCGCCTGTTAAGTCGCCGACTATGTTATTAGCATAAACATTACCTACTGCTGTGATATCACCTGTAATATCAATATCACCTGTACCATTAATTTCAAAGCCTGCTAAAGATAAATTACCACCTAGTTCTGGAGTTGTGTCGCTTGAAACATCTGTTATTCCACCGCCCCCGCTTGATGATACTTCAACACCACCTACGGTAGTACCGTCACCAATCCATAAGGGTGAAACGCTTGCTGTATCATAATCTGTAACGTAAATAAGTTCACCTTGCTCTGGGGTGAAATCAAGTCTTTGTAAATTGGTTCCGCGTCTTAATCGCAATGCCATTTATTCTCTCCTAGGTAATGTTTTATATATTTATCACTTTATGATAAAACATTAAAACTTGTCGAGACAGAATACCAAGTGTACACGAGTATATTTACTAGCGTTTAATGCTGTATGTGGAAGTGTTGTATCTACTACATAAGTATTTCCAAAAGGTAGTCTTATTACATTGTCATTAACAATCATCATGCAATTTTCATTGGTGTATATTGGAATATGTAATCTTGGACTTGGATCTGTGTGATATGTTAGACAAGTTTTATGTAAACTTTTTAAAAAACGTCCTCTATATAATTGATAACCGTATTTTAATTTTATTTTTTCAATTATATCTTCAAAGTATGAACCAACAAAATAGTCACAAGTTTCAGTAATATCCGTTTCGTCGATTCTGTCTTCTCTTAACGGTACTTCACCGTTGCCATCGTATTTGGTCCAATCAAAAAATAAACTTCCGCAACTTTCATACAATTGATCTGTTGCGGAAGTTTCTTTTCTACATTGTATTGCTATTTGTTTTAAATGATTAGCTTCATTTAGAAGTCTATCAACTTCTAGCTTTTTGTATTCTTGGGTAATTAAGCCGTAATCAATATCTATATCTAAAGTTTTTAACATCATTTATTTAATTTTAAAAAACGTTTTGTTCGACGACCAATGTCTTTTTTTAGTGCTTCAGTGTTAAGTCTAAAATCTACATCGGTTATTTTTTGTTCAAATTCTTGAAAAAAATCGTCCAATGTCTTTTCAATATCTACCGACTCTTTTTTAGATTGCTTAATATCAATTTCCCAAATCTTGCCATCTTCAAATTTAACAATAATACATTTAATATATTCTAAAGGGAGGTAATCCATAGTTACGGAGTTAAATATTTCCTCCCAATATTCGTCGGTTTGTTCAGGTTTCAGCTGATTCGACACTCTTTTTTGTTACCTTCTTTTTTGTGGGAACAAGAGATTCAGCTTGTTCTCTCAACGCTTTTGCTTCTTTAAATAAAGCATCTGCTTGCGATCTGTATTGTGCTGCTAGTTCTTCATTTGTCAAAACTCCATCTGTTGTGGAAGTTGGTTCAGTATAAAGTTCTTGCGGATTAACAGGTGCTTCGGTAACATTTTCAGGAGGTTGAGTAGTTTCTCCTGTTGGTCCTTTAAGTGCTAAATCGGCAACGGTTACACCTTTTTGTTCTGCAATAGTCTTGTTAAGTTCGTCAAGACTAATAATAGTATTATTATTAGGTACCATTTCGATAACGTTTGTTGGTAATTTGTTTAATTTACCAGTTGTATGAAATCCTGCTAACATATTGCGGCCATCAGGCAAGTATGATCTTGACATTGCTTCGCCAAATTCATATGCCTCTTGTCCTGCTGCTGATTCCACTACACGAATAAGAGCATCGTGCTCGTCTGCAGATAAATTTTCAGTTTGTACAACTAGGCAGTGATCAGGATCACCTGGAACTACTCTATATGCTACTACAACTTTTCGGCGGTTATTTTTTACCCTACCTACATGTTTTAATGCCATTTTATGCTCCTTCTGCAGCCTCTGTAGCTGGCTCTGGGGTTTCTGGCGGTTGTGCCGCCGCTGCTGCTGCACCTTCTTGTGCTGCTTTTGCTTGTGCTTCAACTTCTTTTAAGAAAGCATCAAGTTTATTATATAATGCTCCAACACTTGCAAGTTCATTTGCTTTAAATGTGCCGCGTTCAGTAGCAAGCTCAATTACTGCTCTTGCCAAAACCAAATCTTGAATGTTTAGTTCGTTTGGATTAGATTGTGTTTGTTCAGCCATATTTTAATTAACTCCTATATTATATATATACTGATTTTTTTAATTATATTTCAAATGTGGACAAGCCAACATAAAGAAACTTAATTCTTTAGGATTCTCAAATCCTATTGTGTAGATGCCTTCAATTCCATTGTTACCATCTAGTTTTATATTTTTGCCTAAGTAGTATCTACCACTTAAATGGTCATTAATCCACTGACAAATAACTTTTTCTAAGTTGTAAACTCTTTTAATACTATGAGTTGAAAAATGAGGCGGACAAAAATCTACCCGCCTTTTTTCAAGTATGTCTAGAACATTTAGTTTCACGCAGCTTCCTCATAATGTGCAGTGATACCAAAAGGTCCTTCTAAATTTTTATTGTGGTTACTATGAATAATAAAAATAGTATCGCAATAATCTGGGTCACCCCAACTATCCCAAGCATAGCCGTCTGTAAACATAATGAACTTTTTAGGCTGGATGTCATTTTCTTTCATATATTCCCAATTAACCATAAAGTCGGTACCACCGCCGCCTAAAATTTCATAATCTGTTAGTTCATCACCACCATCTGCACTAAAGTCTTGTTCATTGTAAACTTTAGTATCAAAACACCAGATTTTAATTTTGTAGTCTTTGAACTCGTCCATAATACCTTTGACTTCTCCTAAAAAGTCTTGTGCTTGTGGATCGCCAATTGAACCACTCATATCTAAACTAATACAAATATCAATAGTTTCTTGAAAGTTCATACCTGGCAGAATAGCACCAGTATGCCAGCTTTTGCGGTTAGGACGTTGGAATGTAAAATCGTTACGGATAGTGCTTTGAATTTGTGAACGTATAAGCTCACGCCAATTCATTTTAGGTTCTGTTAGCTCTTTAATCATGCGCTGAATTTCGCCTGGAACATTGCCAGCACCTGCAGATTGAGCTGCTTGAAGCATACTATCTTTTATTTCGTCTCTAATTTTACGAAGTTCGTCTTTACTATATTTAGAAGGACCTTTTCCGTCGTCCTCTCCTTTATCTTCCCAATCAATATGTTCATCCAACAATTCGCCTAGTGCTTCTAGCTGTTGTTCGTCATATTTCTCGTACAATTTATCATAAATTTCTTCTGATGTATCTGCATCATATTGAAAGTCTTGAAAACAATCAACAAGTTTGGGTTTTGTTCCAATGCGATCACGTACTAGCAGATTGTTGACTTTATAATCAGCTGAAATATTATACAAATGCGGATCTCTGTCTTCACGACGGTCTAAGTGTCCGTAAACACAATGCAGAATTTCATGTGCAATAACAAACTCAATTTCTTTATTGTCCATTGCATTAAAGAACTGAGTGTTAAAATAAAGATTGCGTCCGTCTACTGCGGCAGTAGGACACCATTCATCTGCTGCAATAATACGCAAACGAGTTGCCATATTACCAAAAAACGGATGACGAAGTAACAAACCTACTCGTGCAATGATAATACGATCAAGTACTTCTTCACGCATTGTAGCAAGTTCATTTTCTGTAATATCTGGATTAGGTTGCCAATTTTTCTTTGGCTTACTAGACGTTTGTTTTACAGACATGTTATCCTCATTTGTTGTTTCAGTATTAATATAACATATTTAAACAATATGTCAACCTTTTCAAAAAAAAATGGGCAGTCGAAACTGCCCATTATGCACCTTATGCAGCCTGTGCAGCCTTGATATACTTTCCATATCTATCATGGAATTCGTCGAAGCATTCTACTTCGTCTGGATCAATAGGTAATGCATATTGTGTTAGTGCAAGTTTGATTCCCATTACAACAAGTTCAGTGTCAAAATTATCCATCGCAAAACGAAGGAAATTATTTACTTTTTTGTCAAATTTGGAATCATTTCTATCTGATGATTCTTTAAGTTCGTAGCAGAGTGAAACGGTTAAGGAATACATAGCACTGATTTCTTTAGTTTTCAACTCTTTTACTTTACCAGATAGAATATCTGTTGGGTTAGGCATGCTAGATGCAATTTTACGGTGAGCCATAAACTTGACACCTGTACCTTCGCCAACTGAACCTGAAACAAGATCTGTTGTAGTTGATTCGTCTAATTCATCATCTAGCAATTCACTTACAAATGCCCAACTACGTGGAGTTGCAAATGAACGGCTTGGAGAACGAGGATCAAAATCATACAAGTCTTTTTTAGCAAAAGTAATGTAGCCAACAACGTCTTTATGCTGATTGTTATCAACAGCCCATTGGAACCAATCATCGAAGCTAACTTCCATTTCAATGTGTACAAAACGGTTTGCTAACGGAGCAGGCATACGATATGTAACGCCTTTGTCTGATTCGCGGTTACCCGCAGCAACAATGATAACATTGTCTGGCAGTTTATATTGTCCTACACGACGATTCAAAATTAACTGATATGCTGCCGCTTGTACAGCAGGAGCAGCTGAGTTCATTTCGTCAAAGAAAACAACAATATTGTCGTATTGTGCAGCAAATTCTTCGTCTGGCAGTTCACTAGGAGACCCCCAAACCATTTTACCCAGGTTAGCATCAAAATATGGAATGCCTTTAATATCAGTTGGCTCCCAAAGAGATAGTCGAATATCGATCAAATGTGAGTTAGGCAAACTATCTGTAATTTGAGCAATAATATCAGACTTACCAATACCAGGAGGACCCCATAAAAAGATTGGACGTTTTTTACTCATTGCATGTTTAATTGCAATTTTCGCTTTGTTTGGACTTAGAGTACGTGTTACTTCCATTTTTGTATTCCTTTTCTAATCAGTGCTATATCTTATATTAGCAACAATTTGTAAGTTAGTCAACCTCTTTATAAAGTTTACGGATTTTAGCACGGTCGCTGTAACCGATGCCTTGTTTCCAAAGAAAGTAGTCAAAATACTGATCACAATCAATATCGTCGTCTTCTGCGTCTGCAAGAAACTCTACTGCCTTTTTCCAGTTACAATCGCAGAACTTCATAGTTGCTGCAACTTGCTTGCGGAACTCTACCAGTGCAGCAGCTTCAGCAGCCGCTTGCTCTTTCATAGAGCGATCCATCTCCTCGCAAAGCATGTCCCAGCACTCTTGCTTCTCAGCAGGTGTGTACTCTGCCCAGTCGTC